ATCACTCTGGGAACGAAGGTTCTTACGCAGGGCTTCGTGAATCACGGTCTTGACGGTGTTGAAGGTGTTGGGATGCTCGGCTTTGGTGATGGTATAATTGAGGTGCTCTGGGGACATATTCTCGGCCATGATCCTGGAAGGCTTTGCTAGTTTCTTGGCTGCGCTGATGATACCTGTTTCCCTGTTGATTTCCTTCCGAATGTGCTTACTCTGCTCCTGGTCATGATAGGCCTTGGCTGCTGCGCTCTTAGTTTTTTCTTTTTCTTGATAGGAAATATGTGCCATTTTAGAATGAAAGGCCAAGTCAGGAGCCGACTGACTCACCCGCGCTTCTGCACTCCATTTGGCGGCCATGGCATCTGCTGCAAAATCCTGTGCTTCACTGAAATTCTCACCACGGCGAGGTGGTGTCATCGCTTCCCCTGGTTCCTTCACATGGTTATGAGCGGCCACAGCGGAGGGCCAGAGTTTTTCATGGAGCTTATAGGCGGCTTCATGATGGATATTGTGCCCATGTTTCTTGAGTTCATCAGCAAAGAACTTGGCTTGGGCTTGATCCGCTTTCGTCCCAAAATGCTTGGCCAGATGCACAATATTCGCGGTATGACGATTGGCGTTCTCATTGCTATTATAGGTACGCATAAAGGATTCGTCAAGTTCCATACTTTCCTCCATCTTACTGTAGCCTGGGCGATCCGCCGTCTGACTACGATATAACTGATTGAACAGGGATCGTCGCTTGTGTCCCGCAGGCTGCTTCAAGGCCTGGCGCGCCTTCTCGTCCTTCTCCCATTGTCTATCGGCTTCGTCGCCGTGGTCCAAATGTTTCAGACCAGGGACACCTTTGGTACCTTCTGCCAATTTCTTAGCGTCGGCATGGGCCTTCTTGTAGGAATAGCCATACGCATTATGAGCCTTCTTATTCAGTTTCTCGGCCTTACCTGCAAAGACTTTCTTGACCAATGGATCGGTTGAACGATCCGACATACCATAAAATTTGAGTCCTTGGGAATGCCGCTTGTCGCCGACATGCTTCGCGGTCAAGGCAGAAATTTCATCGAGTTGGGTGCTTTCCTCAAATCGATACGGACCATCATTATTCTGTTCATGTTTGCCGTACATACCTGTGGCTGGCATAGGCACCACCTTGATATTCTTCCATTGGGTCATAGGCACACCCTTGGGATGAATGGTACCACCAACACTCACGGCCTGTTTCATGGCATCAGTTCTATCTTTGGCCAATACTTCCCACCGTTTACCCTCATGATCGATAATCATCCAACTAGATTCTTGAATGGAGGTCTGTTCAGATGTGGTCACATCATTCGGGGACGCCTTGGCGGCACCGAGATGATAGCGATTCTTGCCTGGACGGACAGGGGTAATATTCAGATGCCCGGTGTCATGGACATGAATGACCCGATGGACCTGCCCAGCGTGAGGACCGATCTTAGGTACGACATGATCGCCGACCTTATATTGTTCGTTGAGAGTTGCCATTGAGCGGTCTCCTTTATGTACGGGTATCTGGTTCATCGAATTCTTCAGCATATTGCGTCGGAATACCGCGGAGGGTATCCATCATTTCCGACAAGGACTTCTTGACTGGTGCGACCACAGGTGGCGGTGGTGGAGCCAAATGGAGCTTGGCCGCTTCAAATTTGCGAATGTCCTTATTCCATTCTCCATGCTGGTCTTTTGGGAGGGCATCGCGCTTCTTATACAGGGTATCTAAGTGCATTTGTGTTCCGGTATGACCGAGTTCCTGGGCCTTGTTGAAGGTACTCACCGGTCCCCCAACAGGAGAGGCTTCTGCGAGGAAGTCTTCAAAGGCTTCGTTGAGTGCCTTCTTCTTTGGTGCTGGGGCCGCTTGGGTCTTCGCGGTCTCGGCATATTTCTTCTTCTCTTCTGGTGTGGCAGGGGCCTCACGCTGTTGGAGCTTCCCATGCAAGGAGAAATGGGTGACGACCCCACCTTTTCCATACTTTCCAAATCCATAATATTCCAATCCCTTGGCCCGTGCTTCCTCAGAGGCCTCAGAATTAGGATCGGGATTCGACTTGACAGGTTTCTTTTTGGCACCTGGGAACTTTGGAGGCGCATCCTTGACCAGTTTGCTGGCCATCTTCGGTTGATTAATCAGATTCCCCAATGATTTCGCAATCCATTGCTGGGCCGCTGGATGGGCAGGTGGTGCCTGGGTAAATTTCTTGACGGTCTTATGGAGATCGGTGAGTTGTTTCTCTTTTTCCGCGACGACCTCAGGTGGTGCCGTCTTATGATCTTCGGAATTATCATATTCATGATAGTGATCGGTCCCAAACATCTTGGCATAATCGACCCGCTGATCCTGTGACTTCTGCCATTTGGCCGCGCGAATCTTCTCTGGGACCATGCGGCCGCCACGCTGACCTCGGGCGATATTGCGTTCGGCCGAGACTTTATCGGACGCATGAACAAAGACCAGTTTGGTATCATACCCCTCGTCTTCCAACATGCCCTTGAGTTTCTTGATCTTGGTCTTATCATCCCCTGTGGAATTGATAATCATCCCATTCTTCCCATGCAGGGCCAAACGATGACGGAGATCGGTCACCGACTTGGCGCGGGCCCGCACCGCATCCCGTTGATCCTTTTCGGAATCTGGCATCGTCTTGTCCAGCTTCTTCTTGTCTATCATATATTCCAGGGCCACATCTGAATTGATTTCGACCATACCATGACCGTCCAAGGCCTTGTGCATCACAAAGTCTTTACCTGATCCAGGTCCGCCTGCCAGGAAGACCGCCTTGAAGATCCCTTGATCGTGGACACCTTCGGTCAACATCTGATAGTCCATCTGATGGTCTTCGTTCACGGTCTGTCCCTTTCGCACATCATGATACAATTCCTTGGCATGAGCATGGGAGACCCCAGGCGCCACACCCTTCTTGAATTCATGGAAGTTGCCTGACTTGGCGTGTTCGCGCATCTTGCTGGCTGACATTCCTTCTACTCCTTTGGCATCGGGGTCCCGGTGACCTGCTGAATGGACTGTGATGCTCTTGAACTTATAGCCATGACCTTCTTTATCGAAGTGTCCGTTATATTTATGAAGGGAAGCATGGAATTCCTTGACCCGATCTGATCCCACGACCACATGGAGATGCTTGGTGCCGGCTTTATGGAGCAGGGCAGCATGATGAAAAATTGTCGGATGTTTGGGGGACGAGGCGGTGACATGCGTACCTGGGAAGGCATGTTTGGCGTGTTTGAGCTTATCGGCCTGGCTCAGGGGATTCTTTTCGGCATCCTGGGAATGACTCAGCACCACATGATGATCGGCATGATGTTCCTGGGCGACTTCATGGACCTTATGGACGAGTTTGGCGTGGCCCGCGGTCGGCGGATTAATCCGCCCGAATGTCAAAACACTATGTTTCTCAACGGATTCCGTCAATGATCGAAAGGATTCCACCACAGACTTAGTAAAAGACTTGGGGTACTCTTGGGTCGCCTTGAGTAATTCGGGAAAGTTTACACTCATCTTATACACCGGGACCTGAGCATAGGGGTCCATGTTCAGGAGCGCGAGATATCGGTGATGCCCGTCCAAAATGATATAGTCAGAGGAGATGATAATCGGTTGATCCAGGTCCTTGCGGTCCAGGGTCAGAAAATGTTCGATTTTCGCTTTGTTGAAGTGACCCTGAGAAGGGGTCAGATGGTTCGCAGGAAGACGGGTCTGGGTGCTGTGAATGTGCTTCTGCTTCGTCATCCAACGCAGATAATCCTGCACATCAGCGGTTTTCACTTGGGGGAGGGCTGAACGATCTATATTCAGTGAATATTTTGGTATGAACAGTTCAGACAACATGAAAACCCCTCTACAGGATCTTGGGAATGGATGTTATCTGTTATTTATACAATTTCGGTCTTCTCGCTCAGGTATGCCACCAGGGTGCCCACATGATCGGAACAGAGGCCAGATCCCTCATATCCAGCGAGTTCTTCACGATAGGAGTCATCCACGGGCTGGTCGCGTTCTGGTATCACATACACAAAGGAATTCCCAGAGGACGGGGCCCCATAGAATCCCAACAAATCGCCCCAGGAGGTCAGGGCATAGGAATCAGTTTGGTGCCAAAATACATTCAATCCCTGTTCAGCCGCGGCCAGAAGGGCCTCAGGATTGCGGGCCCTGAGCAAGACCGAATTACTCGCATACGGGAGCCAATCGAGATGAGGTTTCCATATCGGTTTCCGCTCACCAAACCAGAAACACCCCTCATGATACCAGGCATCCACCATGACATGATATCCCAGATGAATCGCCTCATTCAAGTACTCTGGGGTATTTTCCCGTTCGGGCACTCGACCGAAGAGATTGCCTCGATGGGCGATGAGGATCACTGTGTCACCGGCTTCCAGGCAATCATTTTCAAGACGGCTTGGTTTCCTGGCGCAGGATTCCGAGTATCGGACTGACGAAAGGGATTCCTGAATTCATGGAGGACCAACAAAGTATGGAGCGAGGCGGCATCAAATCCATTGACATGCCCCATCCCGGCCAGTTTGTACTCGTCCACATTCTGAAATCCACCATACAGATAGCTCATTGCGTTCCGCCATGGATCAGTATGTTGATTGAGCCAGCCGATGTTTCCGCATTGTTCTTTCCAATCGTTCTTGACAATACGCTCGGCAATCCAGCGCACATCAGGGACCGTGATTTCCAGCAGGCCGCCTGGAGCTAAGATACGAAACACTTCATCCAATACCCGATCCACATCAAAAATGGTGATATGCTCGACCACATCGCCCATATACACTTTCGAAAAGGTATGTTCAGCAAAGGGATACGGTGTGATAAGCAAATCGTGGAGACAATTCACATAGGGCCATTCATGGAGGTCCATGCGAACGTCGGCATCGGCCTTGGGGTGGGGACCTGAACCAATATCTAGGATCATGATAATTCCTTCCAGCGTTTCAAAATTGCCGAGGAGGCATTCACTTTCTGCGTACCCCCGACACCAAAGACAAATTCACAATTCAGATCATCAAACGCGGCTTCAGCATTATTTAGTGCGGTCCGATCACCCCCGTTGGCCACAATCAACGGGTAGTCAGGAAATTCCGCCCGTACCTGACGGAGCAAATCTAAGGCCGTACCATCTCGATCATCAAAGGCCCGGACACCAGAGACCATACGAAGATGCTGGACCAAGTAAGACCGTTCATGCCAGGGAAGGAAATAGTTGCCCTTCTTGTTGATCAACCAGGCATCAGAATTCACTCCCACAATGAGGATATCGCCCAGGAACGAGGCCTCGTTCAGGTATTGGATATGGCCAGCATGGAGCGGATCAAATCCACCTGAGGCAATGACGATCTTCATGATGAGTGCCTCTGAAGATAATCAAGATAGGCCCAACGGAGTCCATCATATAAGTTCACCTTCGGCTCCCATCCTAGCGCACGAATACGGGAAGAATCCGACAGCTTCGAGAATACGCCGTCGGGTTTTGTGGTATCAAAGTTAATGCCGAACTTACCGTCAAACCCTACCACACGGGCGATCAGTCTGGCAAAATCCTCGACCGTATGATCTCCCCCAGATCCCACATTGACCATATTACATCGTGGATCAACGCCTGCCCGAGAATGCCATACAGACTTCTCAGTATTCATCACCAGGAGGCAGGCGTCTGCCAGATCGTCACAATAGAGAAATTCTCTCCGAGGACGACCCGTACCCCAGACCGTGACGGTTGACGATCCTGTGATCTTGGCCTCATGGAAGGTCCGAATCATGCCTGCGGTAATGTGTCCGCCTTCAGGATGATAGTTGTCATTGAGACCATAGAGATTGCAAGGCAGAACGGTCCGATAATCAGTCTTGAATTCCCGATTGTAGGACTCACACATTTTGATCCCGGCGATTTTCGCAATGGCATACGGTTCATTCGTGGGTTCCAATGGACCCGTCATGAGCGATTCTTCCTTGATCGGCTGTTGGGCATCAGTGGGATAGATGCAATTAGAACCAAGAAACAGGAGCTTCTTGATACCCGCCGACGCAGCACCATCAATCACATTCGTTTGAATCATGAGATTTTCGTAGATGAACTGACCTGGATAGGTGTTATTGGCGAGGACACCGCCCACAAACGCGGCACACAAATACACTTGATCGATGTCGCCTCTGGAGAGGAATAATTTGGTTGATTGGGTATCGGTCAAATCCAGTTCTTTATGACTCCGAATCAGGATATCCTGTTCACGCACCCCCGAACGAATTAAGGCCCGTATAATAGCGGAACCCACTAATCCGCGGTGTCCTGCCACAAAAATTTTCCCCATGTTATTTCTCCTGGTCCTGATAGTCGTGATAGATCAATTGGGAACCTAAAAACTCAAACGCCACAGGGACATGCTTGAGCTTCAAGGCCTCCTGGACTTGCTGTTGTTTCTCGGGTGGGGTCAAGAACAGAATAAATCCACCTCCGCCTGCGCCCAGGATCTTTCCCCCGACCGCTCCGGCGTTGATCCCTGCCCGATAGATATCATCAATCTCTGGATTGGTGATGCTCGTGGCGATATCCTTCTTGAGTCGCCATTGGGTGTTCAACAGAGAGGCAAACTCATGAATGCGATTATACTCCACACCAAATAAGACGGATTCGGCTTCTTTGGTCAGGTCCTGCATTTCCCTGAGATCCACGGTCTTGTTGAGAATATTTTCGATCTTCTTCTCAGTAATATCAAAGGAATTCCGCAACTTCGTGGTAAAGAATATCTGGACCCAGGATTCCAATTCCTTGACGACCTCGGCGCGAAGTGGCAAGGGATGACACATAAATTCCGATTGCCCACCAAACTCAATCCGATTGAATCCCCCAAAGGCCGCGGCCACTTGATCCTGTGATCCCACCGACTCACCAAGGACTTCTTGTTCCAAGGTAATGGCCAGACGCGCCAATTCTCGCTTGGTCTTTTGTTGATGCTTCAGGGCAGAAAGACCGTGAATCAACGAAACCGCAAAACTGGAACTGGAACCGATCCCTGTCCGATTCGGTAAATCACCATGATGGGTAATATCGATCCCTGTGTTGATCTTCATGTACTTGATCGCCTCACGAATCACAGGCACCTGAATCTGGTTGACCTCTTGGACTTCCTCTCGATCATAGTACCGTATCCGATACTTGTAATCAAAGATGTCTGGCAAGGTTCGCAGGACCAAAAATGAATACTTGTTGATGGTCGTCGATAGCACCGCACCCCCATGTTCTCGATACCAGGCGGGATAATCGGTGCCTCCACCAAAAAAGGAAACCCGATAAGGGGTTCGGATGATTAACATTGAGAGGCTCCTATCGGGTCAAAAATTGTCCATAATTCAAATCCACTTCTTCGCGCCAGTAATTCAACAGATCCCGCATGGTCACCAAAAAAGGAATCTCAGGCTTCCATCCGGTATGCGCTTCAAACTTTCTGGTATCAGGCACTTGCAGATCGGCATCAATGGGACGAAGACGCTCTGCATCTAGCCCCACTCGTATCTGATCTTTCATTGATGAGAAAGAGAGGAGGGTCGTCAGCATGTCCCGAATCGTCGCGGTATAGGTGCCTCCAATATTATAATATTGTCCGCCTATGGGATTGACCGTCAGGAGCATGTGATAGGCGCGTACGGCATCACGCACATCAGCAAAGGTGCGAAGACTCTCAAGATTCCCCACCTTGACCACAGGATCTTTTGTATAGCCCGCTTCGATCATCGCAATTTGTTTGGCAAACGATGATTCCGCAAACACATCGCCACGGCGAGGTCCGGTATGCGTAAACATCCGAGTGGTCATAATTGTCATACCATACGCTTCCGCATAATACCGTCCAATCAAATCTGTACCGACTTTGGAAATCGCATAGGGTGACGCGGGATGAAAGGAACATTCTTCGTTGATTGGGAGCTTCTCCTTGGGAACTCGACCAAAGACCTCTGAGGAGGCACAAACATGAATAATCGCGTCAGGCTTATGGTTCCGCAGAGATTCCAATAATCTCAGGGTTCCTTGGATGTTCGTATCTAGTGTATTGATCGGCGCTGTGAAACTCGTTTGAGGAAAGCTTTGTGCGGCCAGATGAAACACATAATCAGGCTGATGGTGCTTGATCACCCGATCCAGGCTCCCGGCATCAGTCAAATCCCCGTAGGTCAACTCGACTCGATCTTTTGTATTGATCCGACCTGTGAGATGTGCGATATTCTTGAGGGAATCGGCCCAGCGATACATACCGACGAGATGCCAATCAGTGTGTTGTAACAGATAATCCGCTAAATGTGAACCGACCATCCCGGTGATGCCTGTAATCAATGCAATCGTCATGCTAACTCCGCGGCGGTAATCATATCCTGTAAACGATTGACATAGGTATGTTTCTCTTTAATGATCGTCATTTGTCGAAGGATCTTGTCTAGGGTGCGGGGATCGTGTCTCATCTCACAGGCCACATCAAACAGCGCATAGGGATCGGAATGGAATGCCACATCTCCCCCAAAAAATTCATAGGTCGCGGGACAATTCGTTAATCCGAGTTGTCCATAGCTGATGTTTTTCATGATACGACATGAGATATACTTATTCGCCAAATGATTGCGAGGTCTGACATCCAAGGCCAAATACGCATTCGTCACCGCCAAACGGATCTGTGCGATGGGCAACGGGTTCTGCCATGGGGTGTTGTAATAGAATGGCATCGCGTGTTCCACACAGGCCCGAATAAAGGGATCAAACATTTCCCGGTTGTCCTCACGAATCGTCCCACCAAAAAACGCATGATAGGGCTTCACGGGTATCCGATAGCGATCTTCAACACGAATCTCCTCTGGCATCAAATCTGTCGCCCACATTGAATAGAAGAGGGTCACAGGACCGTCTTGCTGAAGAAAGGAGGTGCCTTGGTTAATCGGCATACAGGCAGACTTGTCGAAGTGATAGGCATAATTTTTATCTGGTACCCCATCCACGCCCCAGTTACACGCAAAGCGGAAATCAATCAGCTTCCCGACCTTACCAAGATACATGGATGCCCCTGGATTGCCTTCGACTGGACCTTTATTACCGAGATAATGAATCAGATAGGCCGAAGTCGGTCTCAGGGGTAATTGATTGGACAGTCCGTTTGCAAACACCAACCATTGCTCAGAGATTATCAGGGCATGATCAAAAAATTCGACAGGGAGATGGGGAAGATCCCGATTATCCAACCAATAGGCCGGATACCCAAGATGCGAGGCGGCCCGCATCAACGGCTCATGGACAAAGGCATGGGTATGCCCTGAATCGAACTTGGCGCCCCAGATGATGATTTTGTTATATTTTCGGTTCATCGGCTACCCATCTCCCCCAACCCCAGACGGTATCCCATTGCATCTGTTCAAGGATATTATATCCTAATGGGGTGAGAAAGTCAACAATATTCTGATAGTGACCATTTTCAATAATCAACAGCGGATGATGGGTCATGATGGTATCAATGGCGCCCTCCAAGGCCCGGAGTTCATACCCCTCAACATCGAGTTGAATCACATCCACCGTAGGAAACTGGAAGGCATCAATCGGAACAATTGGGAGACAGAGATTCTCCACACCGGTATCGATTCGTGCCCCCATACCATTGTCGACCATCGCGCCCATAGAAGGCTTCTCCCCAACGGCGCATTGCAGTTTGATCACATTCGGGAACTGGACATTATTGACCAAACAATAGAAATGCAGGGGATCAGGTTCAAACACATACACCGTCTTGAATAATTCCGCATAGCCACACGCATATAATCCAATGTGTCCACCGGCCGAGATGATTGTTCGTCGTTCGGTCGTATGGGTTTCCAGGACTCGTTTGAGATTCGGCCAGTCAGGCGTTAGCACACCCCAATGGTCATCATTCACCGGCGTGGTCATCCACGCCGAATTACTAAGAAAGCTCGTCTCGTTTACTATGGCAAGATTTTTTAGCTCATTCATGATTTGACGATGTACCATCCCTCATTGCTTACAGTCACCACTTTGCTCGGATCGGGGAAGAAGGTCTTCACGGCCTGTTGGATGGTCGGGAGGTTCCAATCATGTCCGGCAAAGATTCCGCCCGGCCTGATGTGATCCCAATACAAGGTAAAATCCTTCATGACGCCTTCGAACGAATGATCCCCATCTACGAAAATGAAATCCAGCAAAGACGATTGGGTCAAAAATTCTGTGGCAAACTGTTCACTGGTCTGATACCGTAATTGGGCGCGTGTACCATAGGCCGACAATCGCTGGAGGGCATCACCCTTCATACAGGCCTGGCGTTCCTCACTCATCATGGTCCCGTTCCAATCAATAAATGAGGGATAATGATCGATACAATACAGCGTCTCAAGAGACGGCAGTTCTTTGAGGAACAACTCCGCACTAAACCCTAGGCAGGTCCCAATTTCCGCCCCTACAACCGGCGCAATTGACTTGAGCGGGTCGATCAGCCCTGAAGCTGAGATGTGATTCACGCCCCACTCAATTTGCTTCTGGACCCATTCTACTGGGGGCAAATGATGAAAGGGATCGGTTGATCCTGGTACCGGTCCTCCGGTGGCGCTATCGACCTCTCGGACAACCCCTCTGACGGTATCAATAATGAATGCTTCTCCCATAATCAATCTCCTATGTTTTGTAATACCGAAGATCGGACTCAACCATCTCTTCCACTAATTCAGTAAAATCAATCGAATGTTTCCATCCCAATTTCCTATGGGCTTTTGTGGGATCACCGAGCAAGACTTCGACTTCTGCTGGACGATAGAACTGGGGGTTCACGGTCACATAATTTATGTAGTTCAGACCCACATACTCAAAGGCCGACTGCACAAAATCCAAGACCGAATGTTTCAATCCTGTGGCAATGACATAATCATCGGGGGTCTCTTGTTGGAGCATGAGCCACATGGCCCGAACATATTCTTTGGCGTGCCCCCAATCACGGAGGGCATTGAGATTACCTAGGGACAGTTCTGTGGCTTGCCCCAATGAAATCTGGGCGACGGTCGAACTAATCTTTCGGGTCACAAACTCAAATCCGCGGCGAGGAGACTCATGGTTATAGAGAATACCAGTGGAACAATGGAGTCCATACGCTTCCCGATAGTTGCGAGTCAAATCAAATCCTGCCACCTTGGAGATCCCATAGGACGAACGAGGATGAAATCGGGTGCTTTCATCCTGGGGCATGGCTTCGACTTTCCCAAACATCTCGCTTGATCCAGCAAAATAAAATCGAGTACGGGGAGACGCATCCTTCAAGGCAGAGAGGACATGATGGGTGCCACCAATGTTCGTTTGGAGTGTGGAGAATTCATCTTCAAACGAATAGGAGACAAAGCTTTGTGCGGCCAGATGGTAACACTCGTCTGGTTGTAATTTGGTAAAGACTCGATAAATGCTCGGATAGCTTTCCAAGGAGGCCGCATGAAGATGGAGACGATCTTTGAACTCCAGCAAGCGGTGCATCCGATGGCTCGGGTCTTCGATGGCCACACGGCGGACAATACCATGGACTTCATACCCCTTTTCCAGGAGTAATTCTGCCAGATACGATCCATCCTGTCCGGTAATCCCGGTGATTAGTGCTGTTTTCATGGTTGTACCAATCGAAGGATATCATCCACACATTGTTGGCTGGTATGATTACCGATGGTATAGGACTCGGCATGATCCAGCGTGAGATCAGAGACGCCTTTGAATTGTCGCATATAGGCGATCAGTTCTTCTTCCCATCGATAAGTGAATCCATACTCCTGCATTGTTTCGGCGCCTGCCATGAGATAGGCCGCCCAGGGTGTGCGATTCAACATGGCTTCCAACAGCACGATACCAAATCCCTCTGAGGTCGAGTGCATGATATACAAATCTGCGTCCTGAATGCCGGACAAGACTTCCCGACGATCTGGCATCATCAGGACCTTGATCTGGTCCGTGGGTCCAATCACCGGAGCAGACTGCCAACAATCGTATCCCGTCAGGACTAAGGTCACATCCTTTCGATCCGCCTTTCGGAACGCCTCAACTAAACGGACCATATTTTTATTGGGCCAATAACCACCACAAGAAATAAACATATACTCGGTTGTGATCCCATAACGAGTCCGAAAATCCCCTTTGGGTTTCTCAGAGACCGAATCATTCAAATTGATCCCATAACGGTATTGGATACACTTCGCTTCCACCCCATACTTCTTCACATGTCTCCAATCCGCCATGGTGGAGGCCCCGATATATCGCGCATTCTGGAGGGCTTTCACGCAGGTCGGAGAATTCGACGGAAGAATCAACAGATACAGGATGGGCGACGGAATATTCGGCGCATGTTCCAAGACAAAGTTTTGCACATTGACATCGCCGCCGTGGACAATGACCAGATCCCACGGATGGAGGAGGAGTTCTGGGTTTTCCGTGACATGCACCCCATTCAGATCCCCTTGGTGTTGACCTGCAAAGACCCAGGTGTCTACGCCGCGGCGAACCATTTCCTCGGCCATGTTCTTGACATTGTTCTCAGATCCGCCTGGATAGGGGGCATACCGATGCACGACAAACAGTATTCTAATTGCCATACTTGGCCTCATATATCGCCTTCAGGGCAGGCACACGATCATACTGATGGACCAAATAATGTGGGGTACCGTGGGAGGTACAGACTTGATCGTTCAACACAATGGGAGCAGGTTCCAAGAGGGACGGCCGATAGACTTCTATTTTATGAGGGTCCATTGTGGTACCAAGTTGTGCGGCCCATCCATCTTCTGATGTGGCACCATAGAAATGGCGATGATAGGCGTCAGTGTTCAAGAGGATATTCAAGGCCGCTTGATCGGGTCCGCCGCCTCCAGGTTGATGATGTTGGGTCCCATTGGACAACAAATAGATTGACAGGAATAGTCCCAGGGCCGTCTCGAATTTTGCGGCAAACGATCCGCAATTATAGATAGGGGAATCCAACAAGGTTTGAGCCACAGGGGCACCAAACGAGGAGATCAGATTATTCACACCCCATTCTTCATCCCGATAGTGCATCGATTCACTGGCCGCCACGACAGAAGGGGATTCACCTTGATTATCCCACTGATCGAAATACGCTGAGGGATTGCGCTGAAAGACCACATCCTTGACATCGGTGGCAATGACATACCGAATATCCTTCTTCATCGCAGGAGACAGTTGGCGGAGGAAGATCCAATAATGCAGGAAGCGATTCACTACAATAGACAATGAAGGATCGGCCGTAAAGGTACCAAACCCGTCCACATTCAATCCACCAAGAAGAAAGCCTCGGCGCGACAGTTCGGCAGAGGTCTCCTTGTCGATGTTGTAACACACCAACATCTTATAGCCGTCGAACCCCGATTGCTCTAAGGAATTGGCCCACAGTTTGATTTGATCGAAGTTGTAGTTGCTGATTGCCCCAATTACTAGGTCTTTCATGATTACCTCACAGGTTCATTATGTAACTAACACTTATTTATCCCCAGTTTTTCACCGCATTGAAGTTGGCGCTCGAAAAATTCAAACGATCTACCAGCTTCACGACCCCACCTTTCAAGTGGTCCACGGCCACAAAGCCTTCAGGTTTCGTCACGGTCAATCCCCCATCGGCAGAGCGAAGGAAGGTGCCCATAGACTTCGCCGTTTCCAATTTTCTGACGATCTGTATTTTAGCATCATTGAGCATTTTTGTCAAGAGAAAAATTTTAACCAGTTCGGCATAGGACGAACGGTAAAACCGCAACCATTCACTCTTCTCAGTCAGACGCTTATGTTTGGTCGCAGGCAGCTTCGCTTGTAAAATAGATTCATTGGCCTGTTGTTCCACCCAACGAGTCAATGCCAGCACATGATCTTTGGCAGTCGGTTGCGCTTTTCCTGCTCGTATCACGGAATTGTTGTACTGCTTGATCTGTCCTAGCAGCGTGGCATCCAAGGAAATACGATTCAACACTTTACCATCAATACTCTGAAACACACGGCCCGCCTGGGCTAATAGATCCCCCAGGGCCGTCGATTCCGCTTCGGTAAATGTCGCCGTACCTGATTGATCCACAAAGGACGCATCCCGATACCAGACATCAGCCGTATGACGCAGGGCACCGATATCCACTTTGAAAGACGCCTTCATCGATGCCATCGTGGGACCATGATAGGTCGTATGAAACACCACACCCAACTTGGAGGCGCGGATACGGTCGGCCAAGATCGAGGCACTTGGAATGGCATACACAATCGTATTCGGCTGAAAGGTGAGGTACTTCTCTCCGCCGATCACATCCTTTTGGAGATCGCCATGGGTATACAGCATATCGCCTTGAAGGACACCAGTGATACCGAGTTTGGGTAGATGTTCCAAGGCAATCAGCAGCTTGTTCTGAAGACCTTCGGAGGCATGGTTCTTCTTGATATCCGCCGGGGTATAATTCAATTTCGCCTCTTTGGCAAAGACCCCTTTGGTTCCCACAAAGAATCGACCGTTATCGGGATTGAGACCACAAAAAATAGCCGGTGCTCCGTCCCATTTGGTCGTGATATTGATATGAGATTCCACATGACCTGTCAACATCTTATGGAGAGACAACAGAAAGGTCACGGCCCTCCGAGCACCAGTCACACCGCCATTAAAGACTTCATCTTCCAGGTGTTCAAGATGGAGGTTCTTGCCTTCGGCGGATTCTGTGATAAAGGAGGTAAAGGATGTTGTCATAGTGGCTTTCCTGTTATTTGGCAATAACAAACTTACCGGATAAATCGGAACGGGAAGTAATATACGAAAACACCAAACGAACAAATTCTGTGCTTTTCTTTTTGTCGCGTTCTAACCAATCCCTAAAGATAGGAATGACTGGATTCGACACATTGAGCGCACTAGATTCGCTCCTAGCTCTATCATATGCCTCACGATTACGGGTTTTTAGTTGTGTCATAACAGGGGTACGAACCAGTTGCTTATGTTTGTCATTTCCCGTCTCATATAGGGTGTTGAATTTCCGGCTAAATGTGGTATTACCATCGGTGATAGACATAAGATCAGCAAGAATAGAAGCCGAACCAATCGATCCTTCGCGGGCTTCCTTTCCTGTTTCCACAACCTCAAATTTCATTGCAGCAGTTGACGCATCGTGTCGCCATTTCAAACGCCGACCTTTATTCGCGGTATCGAAATATATTTCAAACGATCTACTAACCGTTTTCCCATCAGCTTTAGGTTTGACCCATGGCGACCACACAACATGCCCGGCATACACATATTCTCTCATGTAGTCGATTTCATGCTTCCGATCAAAATTGACTTTGAGGATTGTGACCTCTTTTTTCGTTGTCTTTTTAAGCGACAATGGAAGTAATTCCCCTAGATCGATCAAATGACCCACTTCGGAGTTGAGTGTGATGAAATCCAAAGGAAGACTCTGATGTTCCAAGAGAAGGGTTTTGATTTTTCGTTTCGCCTTTTCAGACGCAAAATAAATGTCGGCAGGACTCCATTTATTAACATCCCCAAATACCAGATGATGTTTCCCACCTGGTAGTGAGGACGCTTTCTTCTGTGTCTCGTTCGCCAACTTAAATAATTCCTCAACCGATTTCATCACATCTTCATCACCGCGTGTATAGATGAAGTCAGACCACTTCGGTTGTTTAATGCGAGTGAACTTACCTGATACATCAGTGATATCACTAATCAACTTCTTTGCGATATTCATCGAAGAGACATACCAATCTAGATTTTTACTAAAAAACGACTCCAGGTCCCTCAACGTCACCCCAGGAGTTTTTACATGGGTCGAAAATACCGTGGCCAGGGGCATTGATTTTTGAGTCTTTTCCCATTCCATCTTAAATGAGGAAAAGGTGGGATAGACCTCAGTATCTAACATTTTCTTGGCACCAGCAGCACCAAGATAATCTGCAAGCGCACAAAATAATGCTTGGGCACTTTCAGCTAAAGACGTTGGATCAGCCATTATATCCTCCAATTCCTTATTTATGTTTTAATTCCGTTGAAGTTCTTGGTCCTTCGGATCATCGTTTTGTGTGTAGTCGCCGGTTCTCCAGGTCCGGTCAACATACGTTGTTGATTTCCTTCAATGAGTTGTCCCGACCCTTGGATATTGAGTTGGGCATCCTGGGCCACATCAAACAATTTCATACGGCTTTTGTCCACTCCGATCACAAATCGTTTGTTGATATTGGGATCAGAATACCGATTTTTGAGCTGTTTAATCATATATTGCCCCATGAGTTGCAATTCCTCGGTCTCAATGATGGCACACATGAAATCTGCGGTCATGGGGAGACCAAACGACTCAGAGGTATCGGTCAGATCCACATCTGAGTTATCGAATCCCTGTCGATTGGTTTGTGTGGCCGATACGACTGGTACTTTGCATTCCACGCTGAGGCCTCGGAGTTCTTCGGCGACACTCTTAATGTATTGATAAGATGAGACATTGCCTCCGGCCTTGATCCTGGCCGAGGAGCAAATATTCAAATAATCAATGAAAATGATATCCGCTTTGAAGGATCGCTTCAAGGCCAGTTCGGCCACCAATGCCCGAAAATGGAGGGTCGAGGCTCCGGCAGTGGGATATTCTTTGATAATGAGTTTACCGTGGGTGCGACTTCTGAGTGCCGCAAACTTTCTGGTATACTCGTCATGACTCATGGCCATGATATCATCCAGGCGCACATTCAAGAGATTGGCATCCACTCGTTTGGCGATCTGTTCTTCTGCCATTTCCAATGTGATATACAGGACATTTTTGCCGATGGACATGGCCGCCGCTGCCATATGGGCCATGACCAAGGTTTTTCCCACCCCTGTGCCTGCCAGGAGGATATTCAAGGTCTTTTCCCAAAATCCACCTTTGGTAATCTTATTGAAGAAATCGAGATCAAACGGAATGCGCTTATGGGTCTGATGATAAAACTCATACCGATCATCCGATTGTTCTATATAATCGTGACCGACATGGGTATCAAATGTGACGCCTAAGGCCTTAGAGAGGAGATCAGGAATGGAATTCTTATTCTTCTTCCCGTCTTTGTTGTCGATGATGGAGACGGCTTCCAGCACCGCGTTATAGATCGCTTTATCCTGACAAAATTTCTCGGTCTGATCCACAAGCCATGAAACATCTGTGGGATTATCTTTATCTTGAAAACATTGCTTGAGCACCTCGACCCCACCGCGGACCTCGTCTTCCCGCAGGCTCGCCGCTTCGGTCAGATTGATAACTAAGGCTTCATAGGTTGGTGCATGGTTATACTTCGTGACAAATCGGTTGATTTCCTCAAAGACCAGCCGCTCGGCGCTATCGCCGAAGTAAGACGCTTGAAGATGGGGCAGGACTTTCCGAAGATAGGGTTCGTTATAGATCAGGTTCTTGAGGAGCGTGAGTTCCAAGCGTATCATTATTCGTGGTGCCTTCCCGCAATAGAATAGATTCCAAGACCAGACCTGCCACCGTCACAAAGTCACGGTCCACCTTCAAGGCGGCCACATCAAAGTGTGCGGTATCCAGGAACGAATACTTGAAGGCGAGTTGTCCCGTCCCTCCATGCTCCGATACCCGGACATTCAAGTAACAATATTCGACACCCCGATAGGCGGTGGTCAACAGCTTGACCGTGGAGATAGGCTCTGAGCCATCCCCAATCACATACTCACCGAGGACATAATCGATATGTTCAATCAGCAGCTTACTCGGCGTCTTCGTCCCCATCCACCACTGATAGAGTTTTGAGAATAGACCCATAGGCGACCTCATATTTCTTCTTCATGAATGTGCGAAACTCTGGGTCAACGAGAATACTGTCCCAAAATTCCTTGGTTAAGGTATCCGCTTCACGGACCTTCTTGGTGTCGCCCTTCTTGAGGTACCATCCCACCAATGGCTTGGTCACATGACCCGATTCCAGTGCGGTATCTAAGAGCCCTGAGTATTGCTCGATCCCGCCATTGAAGGTCACCGAAATCGGGATGCGGCTTTTTTCTTTGACAAAACGAGACTTCTCCACATTGATAATAAAATTATACCCTTGGAGTTCGGTGCCGTCCTTCTCTTGTTGCCGTCCCATGAACCACACGGTATCGGAATTGTTCATCAGTCCCGTACCACCACCCATAATATCCTTGGGATACAGACCAATTTCCTTGTAGGTATGATTGACCACGATCATCGGAATGTCTTTGATCCGCAGATGGATTGTGACCATACGAAACAACGACTTCAGGGCCTTGGCGCGAGTCATATCGGCCACAGACTTTCCTTCCAAGGCATCGTCCACTTCTTTCTTGGATGCCAAGGTGCCCAACGAATCGATCACGATGATGACATGATCCCCCTTCTTAATGGAGGCGAGTTGGGTCATGATATCATGCTTCAAGACTTCTACATCGGTCACCGGTGTATGGATCACTTTGTCCATGTCGATCTTGAAGGCTTCAAAATACGATTTGGGTGTGCCAAATTCGGTATCATACAGAAGCACGGCCGCATCGTCATATTTGTTCAGATACGCTTTGGCCAGGAGTAACGCAAAATTACTTTTGAAATACCGAGAAGGTCCTGCAATCGTCGTGATACCAGGCGCCAGTCCACCGTCCAAACTTCCTGATAAGGCCACATTAATCATGGGGACTTCTGTGGTAATCATGTCCTTTTCGTTGAATAACACGGAATCGGACAAGACATCCGTTTCCTTAATCGTTGAGTTCTTTTTCAGTGTATCTAAAATGCCCATTATGTCTCCTGATGAAGTTAGAATTTACGGAGGGTCTCGACCAATGCCGCAAAGATATAGTCTTTGGTGCGTTGCTCGCGGGGCAGTTCACTATAGGCGACCATACAGGGATGTTCTTTCTTGTCGGCATCCTTGATGGGTCCATAGACCCAACCATCCGCTTTCTTGAAGTTATACCAATTGGTATGACTGGCATCGGGGCTTGAATCGGGATGGGCCAGATGGAAGGTGACCCCATCAAGGGCAGATTGCTTGATATTCGCAGGGACCAGGGACCAAGGTAATTGAGAGTAATCCCCCTGGGCATGGCAATACGCACGATTGGCTTCATGACACGTTTCGGCAATTTGTTCATAGGTCAGACGCATAGATCCTCCATTCATGATATCATATCACATTCAGATAAAAAAGTCAATGACTATCTTCTGTCACGCTCACAGGCACGATATCGTTGCCACTACCATAACACTTATCCATACCACAATACCACTTCCAAAAGTGGGGACCAGGACCTTCAAGTCGGCGACCATAGACCTTCCTGGTACTAGGGTATTCTTCTCCACACCGGATGCAATGGACCAGATGGCTTGGAACAATATGGCATCCTGGTATTTCTTCAAAATGTGTTTTCATGAAAAGAAATCCTCCAAACTCGATTCCACTTCTGGCGTCCAACCGATGACCTTCAGCACGATATTGAGCGGATCAAGAAACGACTTATTGAACTGCAACTCATAATCCACACAGGTCTGTAACTGAAATTCCTTAGGGCAGCGCGTCAAAAACGCCATGACATAGGAGTTAAATGGGTTAGGTTCGCGCAGATAGATATACTTTAATTTATCTCCGTCACGAATCGGCTCATAATGTGCTTCCAATCCAAGCTGTTCGATGAAATAGTTATAGACAAGGGCACCACGCGCATTGATGGGCGTTCCGCCCTTACAGACCACACCAGGATCATCCTCGATCAATTCCAGGATGCCGGTGACTTCCCCTTGACTCTTCTCGGTCCCACTGACCGAACGAGGGAAGGCAATCTCTTCTAGAGGCAAGGCATTGAACTTCGAACGAAAATCCGCAATGAATGCTTGGAGTTCCTGTTCGGAACCATTCAGAATAATCTTCAAGGCCTCTTTGATTTTTGTTCGACTGGCCGATGGGGTCGAGGATTTGATCGCCTCAAGACCCGTGATCTTAATCTTTGGTTCGGTATAGCGGACCCCTTCTTCGTCATAGACATTCAAGATATAGCGTTTCTTGGCCGTCCAGATTGCGGTATCACACAACGATTCCCGCTTCATCTGCATCTTCTGCCCATAGGCATGCACGTAATCCGACAACGACTGAAACGCAGGATCGATCACCGTGCGCTGAATAATCGCACAGGCGCCATCCATCCACTCAATGACCGCGGGAGTTGGAGGATACTCAACTCGTTTGCTGATCTTATTCCAATAGACTTTATCCACCAAGGGACCTAAATTCAAATAGACCGAATCGGTATCCATAGCCAGAATATAATCCACATCCGTGGTGTTCAGCAGTTTCCTCATGTAGCCATTTAACTTCGATTCGATCCACTGGATGCTCAACTGTCCTGCCAGGGTCACACCCTCGGCAATGCGAACATCAAAGAAGCGGAAATATTCATTGCCCATCGCACCGTACGCAGAATTGAGTGCGACCTTCTTGGCTAATTGAAGAATCTTATATCGAGAAATGAGATAGCTCAACTCTTTCTTCCGAACGGGATCTTTGCAGGTCTCTTTCTCTTTTTGTGCTTGGATCTGCTTGGTCTTATAGATCACACGACCATCATACATGGTCTGCATAATCTCCGATAAAAATCCCTGTCGATCTGTCCGAAAGAACTGACCATTCGGTGTCATGGTACAGCCTTGCAGACCTGACAAATCAAGCGTCTGTTCCAGGAGTTTCGTCACCGTGACCTTTTGCTCTCTGATTGCGGTCATGGAGGGGGTATAGTCTTGTTCTTCGATCAACATCTCAGGAGACAGATTATACTGCATAATCAAATGGGGATACAAACTATTCAGATCGAATGATCCCACCCAACGATGGCGACCCAACTGCGGGACCTTGACAAAGGCGCCCTCATAGGACTTCTCTTTGGTATGTGTCCGTTTCTGTGGGACAATGATGTTTTTCTTGAGGAGATGATTATAACAAATGCAATCCCACATACGGACCTGGGTAAACACATCATCAAAATTTGTTTTGTTGTCATACCCCAAGGTGATGGCCATGTCCACCAGTCGGCTCTTGTCGTTCAGCTTGACGACCAGTTCAACGTCCCGAATGTTATATTCAATGAACTTCTGATAATTTTTGAGATATAACATCTGGAGGGAGTCGTATTCATCATAGGACAGCTTGGTCTCGTCCAGTTCGACCGACGCAATATCACCCAGCTTATAACTTTCCTGGGCATGATTGGGGGCATACTTCCGAAACAGTTGGAGATAATCGAGCGTACAAATACCAACCAGATCCCAGGTAGAGATGTCCTTACCATAGAAGTGTTCGGTCTTATTTTCTAGGATACCCCAAGGCGAGAGTCGGTTCCCTTCATCAGGATTCCATAAATTCGTGATACGATTCACCAGATACGGAATATCGAAGGTCTTGACATTCCAACCTGTCACGATATCGGGCGGGGAGTCAGTCCAAAATGTCAAAAATTGTTGGAGCATATGCTCCTCGTTCTGGCACAGATGCCAGCGCACATCACCGCGATGAGGTGTGTACGACCCATATCCAAACACATGATAATTCACAGAGTTCGAATATTTCACGGTGATCGCGGTCACGGGCTGAGTGGCATGATCTGGATGGGGGAATCCCTCAGCAGAGCCGACCTCAATGTCCAGATACGCGACCACCACGTCATCAAGCTTCCATTGGATTTCCTCTTCGGGATGTTCTTCCGCAATGAAGGCATATTCATGGTTGGCCATGCCATAGGTTTCGAATCCTGCCACCTTCTCATAGCGTTTCTTATGGAGGAACGCTTCATACATCGTCTCAAATTGAATGGGGGCGAGATACTGGCCCTTCAGATTCGTATATTGGGTGGGAGTAGGGGAGCGAAGATAGGCGGTCGGCTTATACGGGATTTTGAGCCGTACAGGCCGACCATCTTGAATGCCACGATAGAGCAGATTCGAACCAGACACCGCGACATTTGTGTAATATCTCATGATGCTATTATAACACAACCGTCGTGAAATGTCAACATTATACGCGATGCAGGCCACCAGGAATACCACCAAGAGGCGGCGGTATAATCAATCCACTCTCGCTGTAGTTCTGCCGATACGCATTTTCCACTTGCAGCAAGGGAGTCAGGGTATGGAGAATCGAGGACGCGGCAAAAGGGACGCCTGCTTCAAATTCGGTGCAAAATTCCAGATAGGGATTGAATCCCAATTGACCCTTTTCTTGTGGGGTTCTTCCAGGTACAACACCGACCATCACAGGTCGCTTGAGGACGGTCGGGGGCGTTTCGGGAGCGAGTGTGCCGTGACTCCAAGCACTCACCTCAACCAATTCACCTACGATGGGGCCCACACCTTGAATCATCAACATCACGATCTTCGACATAATCTAGTTCTCCTTTTTCATAAATGGGGTTAACTCCGGCGGTGTCCAATCCGCAGGTTTCAAAATTTTCCCGTCTTCACGACGGCGGACATGCCCTGTACTCGGATCGACTTTCGCCATATTAGATCGCTGGACTTCATTCCATCCACCTTGACCATCCCATCCACGCTGAATCATATGTCCGATAATGACATAGATCAGATCAAGGCAGGCATCGAATTCTTCCACTTCATCGTTGGCCTCGACGGCATCAAACAATTCAGTGAATTCTTCTTTGATCAATCGATGATAAAAATTATGCTCAGGACGATGGGTATCGAACTGATTGGTCGCCTCTTGAAATGCCAGCACATCCTTAATCATGCCACAATGCCTTTCGTATAGATCACTTGACCATGCACACGGGTGGAGGTAAACACTTCTTTCCTCGGTTTCCAGTTTGGATCGACTTGTACCAGCGGGGCCGCACACCAACTCACATGCACCCAGCCTGAATTGGGATCGCCTGGGGTATAAAATTCGAGAATGACTTGATCGAAGTCTCCAAGATGACCCACACACCATTGCGCCAGGGTCACATTATCTACCCCCTGCACTTCGAAGTCGGCCGCCTGTCCTAGACAATGTTTGCTGATTTTCGTCAGGGTGGTCGTCATCGGATTCACGACCATGTTCAGGGCCATCGAACGATAGCCCGAATTCACCGTGACCGCGCCATACACTTTCCGTACAGGCTCTAAGACATATTGACAGACCAATCCAAGATTGACCAGATGCTCTGGTGTGGGAGTATTATCCACTCCCATACGAATCGCGGTTCCCGAACGAGTCAGTTCTTTATAGGAAAAATGCGGCGTCATCATCCGTTGTTCAGCCATGGGGCACCCCCTGTAATTGTTGAATGAGTTGTCGCATAATGATCTGACCCACTTGTTGATTGAATAGTTCCCCATCTCCATCAGACGCCGATTGGACCGTCTCAAGCCCCAGGGTGACCGTAAACGAGATTTTGGGTACGGACTCATTCACCTGCACATCAGACACCTGAAGTGAGATGCCTTGGGCCTGTTGTCCTGGTAACAGTGGAGGCATGTTAGCGATTAGGTCCATAATCCTCGGCGCACCTTCATCAGACGGATCAGTTGAGCTTCGTCCTCGTCATGGTATCGTTCTTCAATCGCCCCTGCCTTTTCGAGTTCAGCAAAATATTTCGCCTTGAGGCCATCAGCATCATCGCTCCTATCGAACAATTCTTTGATGCCACAACGAAGATCGCTGACCTGCGACCAAGGGTCCAATCGTGCCGGTCGGTCCACGGTCCACCAGGTATACAAGGCGAGCATTTCTCCTGCATGATGCGCTTGACTCGGCGAGTCTTCCAGACCGATGGCCCAGAGCAAATGCTTACATCCACCGACGGCATCCCGCCGGGCATCGTCATACCACGACACAAACGGAATATAGCGGCTCCAGCGAGACCAACGGGATTCGTCTGGGTCTCCACACCAACGATCATGTTGGGGCAGTTCCAGTTCCACAAAATCAACAAGAATTTGAAACACGGCACACAACATGATATGATCCCGATCATGCCACTGCCATCCACGAATGTCTGGATGGCGGATATACAAATGCCGTGGATGATAGACCATCCGACAACGAAGGGCATTCCACCAATTTGATATATTAAAATCCATAATTGTCCTTGGGGTATAAGTGTGAATTACTGGTCCCGGCCGGTCGCGCAAGAAGCTCCTGCCTCAGTTGCTCGCACATGGCAATCGTTTCATTTCGTCGTAAGGTCATCTCGGCGAGCCGCTGCTTGAGGGCCTGAACGTACAGGTCCATAGGACGGCTCTCTGCCCCTGTAAGTCCTAATACACGACTAATTGCCTCCAACTCGTTTTGGCATGCCGCCAACTCTGCGGCTTGGTCCACAAACATCTGATAGCGTTTGCGGTTCATCTCTTCAGGCGAATCTTTCATGGACTTAATGATATCTGGTAACATCTCAGTGGACCTTCACCATGGCCGGGGCCGACACGATCAGTTCATAGTCTGGATTTGTCGTTAAGAATTCTTGTAATTCAGTCCACGACATTGGTGGGAACTGGACCACGGTTTCTGGATGCTCAATCACACGAACAGCATAAAGTGGCATAGGACTCCTTACAGATCAATGACGGTAATCGGATTCGTTGGCCGATAGCTCAGATCACACACCGACACATTGAAGAATCGCGTTCGCACCGTGGGATGCTGATAGGTGCCATACCCTTCATGGATATGCCCAAACAGATGAACGCGCGGCTGAATCTCCATCACACGGCGGAGTAAGTTCACATCACCCACATGCGGATCTTCTCCTGGACAAGGTTCTTTGACCAGATCCAAAATGCCTTTAGGTGGCCCATGCGTAATCAACACATCAATCCGTTTGGGGATATTATCCCACAGGTCCCTGGAACGATCCCCATTCGGGGGATAATCGAAGGCCCAATCAGACGGATCATGAATCGCCGGAGAGAAAGGCGAACCAAAGAAGGTCAGACCTCCAAGGCTCACCCGTTCATGGGCCAGATAATGCGCCGGGGCAAATTCCTCTTTGGTCCAGTGACGATCCCCTTCCAAGCATACATCATGATTGCCTGCCACGATGATCTTGTGTGTATGGGGTAAGGCCTTGAACCATCGGGCAAACTCACAGACCTGGGGGATGTTGGCCCGCATCGAGAAGTCGCCGACATGAATCAAGAAGTCACCATCAGGGATGGTCAATTTTTTATGGTACCCGTGGGTATCACTCAGACAAACTAATCTCATGGTTGTGTTGTATATCCTTCTCGCATATCAGATAGTATACTACAATTCCGGAAGATTGTCAAGAAGTATTTTATGGTATGGATATCGGTGCTATCGGTACCCCTATGGTAAATCCCCACCAGTTTTCAGGTAAATCTGAAGTAAAGGTCAATGTGGTCATGGTACCAGGAAATTGTAGCAGACCGTTGCCTTCAAATCCTGAGACCACGGTACCTAACACCGTGAGTGGTCTACCGGTTCCCCAATTTCCGGGTCCGGTCTTGAGGAGCACTACCGGCTGTGTACCAAAATTCAGATTCACGGTGCCTATGCCTCCCAACGAGAGAATCGCCATAATCGGATTCGTCACAGGCTGAGCAAAGGTAATCGTATGGGTACCGGGTCCTGTGATACGAATCGCATCCGCCGTCCCTGGTGAGTTGGTCACCACCGGCGAGACCGTATAGGTCTGTGGAAAATTCTTAAAGAAATTGACTTCGCCCGCCGTGCCGAGTTGTGGCGCAAGAATCGGACCAGTCGAATCAAACACCAATGCCGCGCCACTCAACGTCCCGACCACACGAGCCGGCACCAAGGTACTTGAAGTCAGATCGGCCCATGCCACCGTGGGAGCAGGTGGTGGAGGCGGAGGAGGCGGAGGAGGCGGAGGAGGCGGAGGCGGTGGAATGATCCCGGTCGATGTCGGACCCGGAAAGGTCATCGATACTTCATTGGACGGTCCGCTTTCTCCCGTCACATTGAAGGCCGTCAGACGAAAAAAGTAGACCGTCGGACCCAAGACCATACCAGAATCAAGGATTTCGTCCATGGTGATCGGATGGGGCACTTCCGTCAATGGCGTCACAGGATAGACACCTGAGGTGGTGGAACGATAGAGACGATAGCCATCAGTGGGCCCTGTGACATTCGGAATCGGATCGGGATTCTTGTCCCAGGACAGGGTCGCCGTACCTGTGACGGCCACACTATCCAGGGGCACCACATTCAGGGTCAGATTCACGGTCACTGACGGGACAATCGCGGTGGTGCTCCGAATCGTCATGGTTCCGGTATAGACGCCATCAGCAAGCCCTGTCGGATTCGCCGTGAGAGATAGGCTAGAAGGGGTCGAGATGACTCCCAGCCATGCGATAGGGGTCGGACTCATCGTAACACTCACGCCGCCTAATGTTCCTGTGCCTCCATTCACGATATTCACGATCTGAGATCGGATGGCAGGACCGCCATTCGCCCCAGTAAACGTGAGGTTGAGGGGATGCACGACCAGTGTCGGGGCTTTGGTCACCGTCAGCGTCACCGGCACGGTCAGATTGGACTGACCTGGAGACGAGATCGTGATCGTGGCCTCATAGATCCCTGGTACAAGACCTGTGAGCAACGCCTGCACATTGAACGAACTTCTAAAGGTATCGATACGCACATACGGCACCACAGGGGTGGTCGGGACAGGAGTCGGGACAGGAAAGGTGACCACGGCCGTAAAGGTCGAGACCCCCGTGACCAGGACGGTTTGGGGTGCAGGATTGGTGCCGGTCTGACCAAATTGACGCCCGATGATCGTGACGAGCGCCCGATCTACCGCAAACGGCACAGGGGCCACAGGGGTCGTGACCACATTCAAGGCCACAGGAATTCGGGTATCTGGTGCGCCAGGGACCACAAGGAGCAAGGTGCCGGTATAATTCCCCGGTGCCAGGCCAGTTTGGACCACGGCCAATTGGACCGTGTTGAATTTCAGCAGGGAGACCTTGAGCCATGTCGGGACTTGACGAATGGACCAACTACTGGTGGTCGTGATGTTCAAGGTTTGGGTCGCCGGGGCGCCAGCATTCTGTTGGGCCGTGAACGTAAAGGTGGCCGGGCTGACCGTGACGGTCGCTGGTGGTATCACTCCCGCAATTTTGTCTATCGTGATCGTGATGGATTGTTTATTCGTAAAGACGAATTGGCAGGCGTTGCCGGTGCAGTTGGGTAGACTCCATTTACTGACCCGTGAACCGACCTCAGGCACGACCGTGAGTGTTGCCGTTCCCGTGGGTGTTGTACCAGGTAGATACAGGAAGTCTAGGACGCAGGTGGTGCCGCACGATACGCCTGCTGGTGCCGACGTAATGATGCCTTTGCCTGTGCCTCCTTTACGGACTTCAAGAATGACAGAGGCTTCGGTAGAGATCGAGAAGCCTAATGTACCCAGTAACAAGAGGCCAATGAAGAATAATTTATTCATACCAGAGTCCCACAACACTTACCTAGCCATTGAAGGAAGTATTGAATCATTATCCTGTCGCTTCGCGTCAGCTTCACTCCACTCACTATCGTTCGTTTCGTTCAGCGGCAGGCATTAATTCATTAATCACGACTCAAGGCAGGATGAAAGGTGAATTCAAACCGGATTCATCTAAGACTATCTTCGGATTATTTATACATGATTTTTATGCCGAAACGGCTGTTATGGCGCATATTTATGGTAACACAGGTGTATCTTCTTAATATGATACGCGAAAAAATATTTTAAAACATTTGGTGTTACTCGTTACTACTTAGACGGTCTTTTTCCCGATGGTATACTTGACGACCAACTGCCATTGAGATTTTTCCCGATGGGGAATGATGCGAATTTGATGGAGGGGTGCGAAGTTGCCCGCACAGATGGCCGGATTCAGAATGGTGCAGAGATGCCATTCTTCCAAGAGACGGGCAATGGCATTGCGCCGACCTAGATCAGCGAGATCCAGATTGGTCTCTTTGCCATCCAAGGCGAATAATTCCTTGAAATGAAGAATCGCATACCGTCCTTGTTTGTGGAGAATATGGCAGGATTGATAGAGGGTAAGGTCTTTGGTGGAGGCCACGCCTATACGGGTAAGAGTTTCTCGAATTTTTAAAAAGGCATCAGGATCAGGAAGAGAAATTTCAACTCCAGTTCCTTTGAAAATATCATACGACATAAGAGCACCTATATCCCTTATGTTGGTATTCTTTTCCTCTGGCGACTTGTATCATTCTTCCTTGGTTGAGTGAATATTCTCGACAAAATTGGCTCATATTTGTAATGATAGAGGAATTTCCGGTTGGAAATATGATTCTGAACTGTTTAGATGTCGCAATCGCATGATTTATGTTATGTTCTTCTGTTCTTGGTGGTTTTCTTTTTCCCTTTAGTCCCTTTGATATTTTTTCTTTATGTTCTTTTGAGTGGGGACCATATTTCTTGCCAAGCTTGGCTAAGGATAAATTTTGACAATGTGACTTACTCTTTATCCTACCTTTATTAGTTTCTCCTCCTTTTTTGGCTGATTCGGAAACAGCCTCTTCGTGCCCGACAATTCCAGACAAAGCCAACCAAGCTAAGCGGTCTTGCCATCGACCGAATCGTTCGTAAAGTTGTTTGTGTGCGAGCGAGTGTTGTTCCACTGTCAAGTGGATTATGTTCGAATCGTCGTCTGAGCCGCCGGCGTGCCTAGGAAGAATGTGGTGTTTATGTAGGGGGGTAGAGGGTAATTGGGTTTGCATCGGTACAGTCACTTTCTTCATAAAAAGTCACGATACCATGTATTTATCCTTTGGGGTTTTTTGCGACACCTCCGGTATCACAGAATTGCATGATCGACAGGAGAGCATCAGGAGAGAGGATGGCCATGGCGTCTTTGGCCTTGAGCGGGGAATACCCAAACACCTTTTGGATATTGGTCAGGGTCGCATGGACCTCAGGCTTGACGGACTTGATAAACGGTCGTTTGGTGCGCCGAATCGTCTGAAACAGATAATCATGCTGCATCCGTGGTTCCAGATGATACCGTTGATTCATATCCTGGACAAACGAGAGGCAATCGTAGTGGTAGGACATGGCCTTATTCATCAGGAACGGGATATACGACTTTTCGTTCGTGGCATCCTGCTCCATCAGATTGACTTTGGTGCTCTGGATGCTTTTGACAAAATCAAAGGGGTTACCCATCAATTTTCTCCATGATTCTATATCCTTTATTTCTATAAAATAACTTTGTTATTGGAGAAATTCTTGTCATATTACCAATATCAAGGCCATGAATTTTACAATAGTTATATAAACTGATAATAACGTCTATATTTCCTTGTGGATTCAATATTCTCCATCGTTTGGCAGCATTAAGATTCCCTCTTTTACCTAAACTTTGATGGTGTCTCGCCGTCATTGATAGTGTTCTACCAGAAAGCTTTCTGCTAATCTTCCCTCTTATTTCCGGGGTTCTTTCTCTGGAAACATGATCCCAACCACCATCACCACCATTCTTCATATTATAGGAATGTGGCCCTAAAGTCACCAATTGTTTTTCTTTGGTAAACATCTCTTCAGAGGAAGAGGCTTCAACCAAAATGTCTTTTTTGAAATTTTCTGCCCCATATTTCTTGACGGCTCGTTTGATAAGCTTACCTGAGCCCATGTATCCATCGTCTTTATTCTGGGTCTTGTGGCAACCGATGTAAGTCTTGCCGTTCAGAACATTTGTAATTTGATATACAAGATAATACATGCTATAGAAATTCACAACTGACCATCAATTCTGTCAAGGCCGCCATCAGACAAATCTCTTGATCGGCCGAGAACGAATGCTTATACTGATAATCGGCAATCAACAGCACCGCTTGGGGTATCGACGCAGGTTTCAGAATGACATACAAGGAATCATACAGCTTTCGATAGAAGGTGATCGGATCAATATCGGTGGAGGCGACCCAGGATCTCAAGGCCCCAAAATCTTTGGACTTCAGATGCGTCACGGCTTCCTGGATGGCGATATCGCCGATCTGTGCCAGGATGCCAGTATCGATCTTCCCAAATTGAGCATACCGTTGCAATTCATTTAAGACGCGCCGAAAGTCGGGGAAATGCTTCTTCAACAGTTCGGCAATGACTGCCGGCTCATGTTCGACCTTCTCGGTCTTGAGGATGGTAATGACCCGCTTGAAGAATGATTTGGCCATGGCTTCTTTTTCAGAAGTCTTGAGCGCAAAATCAATCACCGCACACCGAGAATGGAGCGGCTCAATGATGCGATGCTTGAAGTTGGCCGTGAAGATGAACGAACAATGCCCAGAAAATTCCTCAATGGCATTACGCAGGGCCGGCTGGATGGAGTTAGGATTCAGATAATCCGCTTCATCCAGGATGATGACTTTTCGCCCACCTGAGAGGGACATGGCCGAGGCATACTGCTTGATCTTGGTCCGAAACACATCAATACCCGATTCGTCGGAACTGTTGATGACCATGTAATCCAGACCGATCTCTTTACACATCGCTTTGGCAATCGTGGTCTTCCCGACCCCGGCACCGCCTGCCAATAAGAGATTAGGGATCTGCTTCTGATTCACGTATTCTTGAAACGGAACTTTGAGACGTTCTGGTAGAATACAGTCGGCCACCGTCTGGGGTCGATACTTTTCGACCCAGAGAAGATGGGACATATCCGCACTGTCAAAATTTGTCATATTTTCCCCTTGAATACGAGTCACTTAGATGATGCTTTTGGGTGATTCCATAGAGAACATCGCGTTGTCCAACAGAACCGTTCCTAGGCCTATTTTGACCGTTTGGACCCTGTTTCCAGCGACATCCAATACTGGATCTTCTTGGTGGTATGTTGGAAGTGTGCAATGCCCTTCAAGGAAATCGTGACCGTATAGTCACCAGGGATCAGGCGCCAGTTCTCGGCCTTGAATAAGGCTTTGGAAGCCGGGGCCACCGTCTCGGTCAAGCGGCGTGACGCATAGCTGGCCGAATCGTTGCTGGAATCCAAGACATCTAAGGAGAGGTGTCCGTCCTTGGAGATCAAGGCGATCTGTGGGGATTGGAGCACCGATCCTGTTTTCTGGGCCCAGAGGAGATCCTTTTCGGTCAGGGCGATCACATAATCATTGGTCGGCAGGGCGATGTTGCGCTCAAAGGGATTTTTGATGAGTTGAGCATCACAGCACCGATAGACGAGATTGGTCTTGAGGTCTTGACTGGTAATGCGAATCTCTGTGGTCGTGATATCCAGATTGGACTGTGCATCCAGGGACAGCACCGACAAGAAATTACCCAGATCATAGAGGGCGAATTCGACCGGGATCGATTCGTCGATGGTGGCCTCGACTAGGATGGTTTTGGACTCATTGACCGTTCGAATGACATTCCCTGGTTTCAAGAACATTTGGGTATTCAGTCCCGCAAAGCTTTTCAAGATTTGAAGGGTGGTATCAGAAAATTGCACAGTGCACCTCACGAAGATTAATAATGTATTGAGTATAACACAACTAGAGGGAAATGTCAAGAGGAGGCTGTGGTACGAAGATGGCCTTCAGGTCCGCGAAGGTGTGCGACCAGAATCTCGACCCCCTTCGTGAGATCGTCGAGGCTACCATCATTCACTAAGGTAATGTCCATCGGTTGGCCGACCCATGCCGTTTCTGATGGATGGATACCGAAGGCATCCAAGGCATCTTGATGTTCTTTGGTAGGATCAAGATTGGCAGCACGGGCGACTTCATACCATACAGGTAGTGGTCCACGCCGGACATGCACGATCACACCACCTTCTTTATGGATACCCTCCACTTCATTCACAAATCGGCAGTCAGTCACGACCACCTCTCGACCCTGGGCCCGTTTGAACAAGGAGGCGGTCCAGATATCAGGATGGATGCCGTTACGGCAGGCTTCGGTACCAAGGAGCTGAAGTGCCATGCGAGGAGTAAAAGGTTTACCAAATGACTGGGACCAAAATTCATCAAGTTCTTCGCGCCACTCACGGGATTCTTTGGTCGCCCCTTCAAGGAGGGTACGGTCCCAACCAAAGATACTCGCGGCCGCGTCTTTGAGAGGCGCCGCAAACGAATCCTTCACGAATCCATGCTGGGCTAGGATGTTGCCTACAGTTCCCTTGCCCGCTCCGATCAGACCAACTAAACCTATAATCATAATGTACCCCTAGATGAGACCGAAATACCACAATCCAATGACTACCCAGAGCACCAACCACAGCGCCCAGAGTAGCCAGAAGATCACCATATTACAACTTCCCAGTCAACTCCGCTATTCTGGCCATATTCCCAGTGAAAGCATACGTCCCGATGTGCTGACATTGCATCCACGGACACAACCAGATTGAGACACCAATGCGCCGAGCCCATTGACAAAACGCATAATCTTCTGAGAGATAGCGTTCTGACACCTTATCGATTTCGGTATCGAAGTAGGCGTGAATATACCGGGTACCATCAAAGTTCGCTTGTCCGACATGATCGGGACGATACTTCTTTTCGGGATAGGCCTCTGCCCACTTCGGGAATACCGACCGATTGATCAACATATACCCTGTGCCGATTTCCATGACTTCCAATGGTTCAGAGACCTGAAACTGTTGGGTGCCTTTGACCACATTGAACACATAATCTCCCACGACCTTTTCGAGTTCCGATGCCACGATATCAGGATGGGCTTGGACCGACGCCTTGACGTTGCTCCAATTGATCGCTTTCTTGGGATAGGGCGCCCCAATAATTTCACGATCTAAGGCCAACAAGGCCAGCACATCTTGTGGGTTGAAGTGGATATCAGAGTCGATAAAGAGGAGATGGGTAAAATCGGTACGGAGAAATTCATCAACGAGATAATTACGGGCCCGGGTAATCAGTGACTCGTTGAACAGAAATGAGAATCGGGTTTCGATGCCATAGCGGGTCATCAGACCTTGGAGGTCCAGGACGGACTTGGCATACATGCCGTGACACATGCCGCCATAGCATGGTGTGGCAATAAACAACTTTTTCGTCTTCAGCAGATCGAGATTCACTTGAATTTCCATTACAACATCCTCCCATAATAAACGGTCATTATCCTCTCTTACTTATAACAGATCAGGCGCCTCCACTTCGATAGCGGAGTAGATGACCCCCGACTCGTTCAACATCTTTTTCGAAAAGTCCGCCATCTCCTGCCAACGACCCTGAGGGTTGGGGTTATGATAACAGACCAAACGGTGAATCCCATGCTGGATCACAGACTTGCAACACTCAGGACAGACAGGCGGGAACATCATGGTGGGCCACACATAGAGCGTACAACCACGAACAGAACTATTCGCATTAATTAAGGCATTCACTTCGGCATGGACCACAAACTTATATTTGGTCTCACGATCCCCATAGCGTTCCGCGGTGTCTTTGACGCCACGAGGAAATCCATTATAGCCCAGGCCTTTGACCGTCATGTCAGCATCCACCACGACGGCGCCGACTTTGGTGCTTGGATCTTGGCTCCATTGCGCGACATGCTTGGCCATTTCGAGAAATCGACGATCCCATTTCAATTGTCGGATCTGGTTTTTCTTTGTGGTATAGATATCCATCAAGTGCCCCCTCACAACACAAAGCGGGCCTACCAGAACGATAGGCCCGCCATGCGAATTAATAGTAAGTGGAGAACTTACCGGGCGGAGATGCTGAGACCCTGGGCCGCCTTGGTCGGCGTACCGAGGCGATACACACCCACCTTGGAACCATCAGCGCGGCGCTTGGTGTTCAGGTAGATTGGATAGCCATCCTTCCGAAGGCGCCAAATGGTGGCGGTCACATTGGCCGCACCAAAATACTTGGCTGCTTGTGCCACAGAGAAGGTATTATACCCCGTCTGCTTCTGCAAAAACGCCAACATCCGATCCTTCACGCCCATCTTACGATCACTCATTACAAACCTCTTATAATTATTTGGGACTCGCTTGAATTGGGGGAGTCCCATCACCCAGATCACTGTTTCCTGATTCATACTCATTCAATCCAGGAGAACTTTATGATGTTATAATAACACAATTTCATCTGTTTGTCAAGAACTATTTTTCGTGCCTACCAGACATCCATTCGGGCATCGGCATTCAAGGCCAGACCACCGATCTCCCAGGCAGGGGTATCGGCGCTATGACTCATCATACCACGAATGGCATTTTTGAGTAACTTAATCCGTTCCCTCTGTTGATCGGTTTCAATCAGCAGGACATGGGTCATGGCACCCTGGAACTTGAAGGCATCCAAGATTTCTTTGTGGGGTGCGGTCTCCCAGGAAGGATGCACATTGGTATTGGCATCGGCCACGAGGACGCGCCGCTTCATCTGCATCAACTCAAATTTGACCTGGTCGAGTTCTGTTTTGAGTTTGGCAATCTCGTCTTCCATGTTAGTACTCTGTCATTCCTGCCGCACCGTCCAGGATTCTATTGATATCCGCATACTCAGTGCCATTGAACAAATTATACAATTTATCCATTTCCTCTGAGGACGCATCCACATATTCCACGGATTCAGTCTTCTTCGTGGTCTTCTTTTTTATCGTCTTATTCTTTTTCATAATCAAATTCCTCTAGTTGATCCACGCGGCCCACATAGCATCGTGCCACATCTTTATTATGTTCACCATTCTCCACGGCCCACTTGGCCTCCTCTTTCGATTCAGCAAACACATTATACACGCAGATGCTATTTACCTCAAACTTTTTCATGATTCTCCTTCCAGATTTCATACGCTTCGGCCCACAACTCAGGGTCCCCTTTGCACAAGAACGACAACAGGTCCCGCAGTTCACTTAAAAACACCTTGGCAAATTTAGGATCGTGTTCGATGATACTCTTGGCATTATCGATCGAATCTGCTAACTTGATTGTCTGGGCTTCAGCAGGGGCCCTGTGTAATCGCTTGCACTCCGAGACTTTACGGAATGCTCGATTCCCTGGGACTTCCACTTTGGTCAGCCAGCGCACAAGGTCCAAGACTTCACGGCCGAATTCATGCAGCAAGGTGGCTTCGGACACTTGGGTATCCTCTAGGACATCATGCAGCAAGGCCGCACAGATCATGGCTTCGGTGCCGCCATGTTCGCCGACGAGGGTCGCCACCGCCAGGGGATGCACAATATAGGGCTCATTGGTATACTTGCGAGACTGACCCATGGCACCGTGAGCGGCCGTCGCAAACACCCTGGCTTTTTCAATCAAGTTCATCATACACTTCCCATCTTGCGGTCTTAAATTGTCGCATCCAGAGGTGATTCCTCTGTCGGCACCGCCGTAGGTGCCGCTGGGACCTCTTCCGGCATGACCGTCGGGTCGATCTTGGTATACATATCTAAGAAGGCCACATTGGTCTCCCGATCAAAGCGGTTCAGGCAATAGCCAATTGCTTTCATCCGATCACCGAAGATCCCATAGGCGCGGGTAATATGGACCAAGCGCCGAGTAGAGATCACTTCATTACAGCCCTGTTCCTCAAAGGTTCGGCGAATCGTCGTGGCCCAGGTGACCAGATACTCCGCGAATTGATCGTCGGCACGGCCAGCACTCACCAATTCCTTTCGGACGATCTTGCGCTCCACCGCTTCAGGCGCCCAATCCTGTTCCAAGGTAATCGGGAACCGCTCAAGAAACGCCTCGTTGAGGATATTCGTAAACATATATCGGCCGTCCTCAGACCCCTTGCCTTTGGTATTCGCGGTTGCAATGACCGTGAAGCCCGCAAACGGGGTGACCACTTCGTTCTTCTTCTTCAGCAAGAACGGTTTCCCTTCAAGCACTCGCTGAAGGCAGGACAAATTCTGGGCGCCATAATCGATTTCATCGATCAACAGCACCGCACCATGACGCGCGGCCACCGTGACCGGACCATCACGCCAGACCATCTGATTATCGAGCAACACAAAGTTGCCGAGCAGATCGCTTTCATCGGTATCCGGCGTCATAGACACACACACAAATTTCCGTTTGACCTGGGCACAAATCTGTTCGATAGACATCGACTTGCCGTTGCCAGAATGTCCAGTGATAAACACCGGATAAAACTCGCCCGATTCGATGATCGAACGGAGATCGTGATAATTCCCAAAGGGAATATAATTGGGATAGGGTTTCGGTACCAGGTTCGATGATTCTAGATCGGTCACCAATGACTGAATGCGAGGACCAGACACCACAGACAGCGGCCGCGTGACGGCTTCAACGGTATCCACGGTCGGCTGAGCCTTCGGCTGAGCCTGCGTCACAGACTTGGCCCCGGCAGCCGTCTTATGAAACGGGTTCTTATACAAACCACGCTTGACTCGGCACTCAGGATCTTTCGTAAACCATTGGGGGACCTTGACTGCATTTTGTTCGCACAATGCCGTCAGATCATCCAAGGAAATCGTCGGTTCGACTAATTCGCTTAACAGGGCCACAATTTTATCTCTAGAACTATTCTTGGTCACTTGCATTCTCCTTGTTTGAAACTCGTCAATCTCTATAGTGTAATTATCGCATAACCCCTCAGAAATGTCAACACAAAAGACTCAGATTAGAGGATTATAATGTGCTGACATTTCAAAGAGTTACGCATTATCTCGCAATTTTCTCAATGAACCGCGAGACCAGGATTCGATTGCTATACTTGGCTTTGCCCTGCTTGATAAACGCTTGCGACAACTTACGGGCCGTCACGGTGCCCTTGATCGTGATCGCGGCATCCTTCACGACCAGCGAGTCTCCATCAGGCAGCAGATAGAATCGATCATAGCCTGAGGTCCAGCTTTCCAAGAACTTTTCGCTCTTGAGCCGCTTGGCCAAGACCTTTGATTGCAGCATCAATAGTCTTCGTGCCTCTCGGGTGTGGAATTGCCCGACGGTGCCGGTGGCACCCTTTTCCGGTACATAGTATTGGACAATATCCGACGAGGTGCCACCGATAAAGAACCCGTAAATCCCGATCCCACAGGATTTTCTCAAGAGATTCATGAGGCCACAGGTCGTGGCACGATAGCCATCAGAGGCCATCAACATCACTTGGGTGTTATCCGCTGGATTGCGAAGATAGACCCGCTCACGGTCACTATTAAAACGAGTTGAGTGATTATCAAGATCAACATAACTCGTGGTATGATTGGCATCGCCATCATGCACAATCACCAGATTCACCAGGTCCAATCGTCGGGCCGTCTTGAATTCCTTAATGATCGGCAACATGGCCACCAAGGCTTCATCCAATGGTGTGCTATCCAACGATTCTTCGGGTAACTCCGTCAAGATATCCTGGTTATACATGTGATTATTGGCATTATTATGATGGGGGTTATATGATGGATACTTGTGATTGGAATACGCTTCCGCCAAGGCCAATTGATTCATCATCGCCTGTGTGAACTGTTGCCCCTGCATATTCGAATTAATGATCTCCCTCAGGCCCAGGGTACCCATCGTCAAGGTACCGGGAATCTTCTCAAACGAATGTGTGGCAGGGAGATATCGGTTATCGCTCTTTCGGTCCGCTACCCCATAGGCAACAAACGGGATATTGACCTTCCGGCAAAAGCTTGCCAGAATAAGGATCTGCTCGATGGCACCCTTCATCTGGTTCCGCATCGAACCAGACTTATCTAACAATAACACCAGACCGTGACTCTTGCCCTGTTGTAAGGTCGTGATCTTCTTGAAAATACTATCCTCGGTCCGAAACAAGCCCAGTTTCGACATATTGATATCGCCCGAGTCTGCCACTTTAGCCCGGATGAACTTCTTGGCCGCTTTCTTCATTTCGAATTCTTTGACCATCGTATTGATATACGACTGGTTTTTCTCTTGAAATTGCACCAATAATTCATGTGATCGCTGGGTGTTATTGAGCACCCTCGTCAACTTCTCATTGACCACTTTTTGTGAGGTGACCACATTCTTGATATTCACCGTAGGGATATCAATATAGCGGGTCATGGGCGCATCTTTGGCATTCAACAGATGTTCGTTGGCTCGAAACGCTTCCTCGGTTTTTGCAGAAGGAACAAATTCCTCACTGGATTCGCCCCCAGTACCGTCAGCATCTTTCTTACCTTTTTCGTCGCCATCTTCGTCTTCGCCATCTTCGTCGCCGTCCTCGTCGCCATCTTCGTCTTCGCCATCTTCGCCATCTTCGCCATCTTCGCCATCTTCGTCTTCGCCATCTTCGTCTTCGCCATCTTCGCCGCCTTCTTCGCCGTCTTCATCTTCGTATTCGTCTCCGGCCTCTTCTTCGTCGCCCTCTTCTTCGTCGCCCGACAAGCTATCGGACATATCCTGCATCTTTTGCTTTTTATTGTCGCGGTCTTCCTGTTGTTCTTTTTTCGAGTATTCCCAAATTTTATCAGTGGCATCGAGGACATCGGCCCATGATTCCGCTTTCTCGACCAGCGCCAACAAGGCCCGTTCTTGTGTGTTGAACCGAATATTCATCGCAAACCCCATTTTGCAATGGAGATTAATACGATCAATAAAAAACAGGGTGGAAGTATCGGTGCCCTTGACTTTGAACAAATCCCGTTCATGGAGCGTATTGTACGCCTTGATAAACGGTCTCCGCAAGCCGGGGTACTGTCTCTTGATAAGCTTTTCGATACGGGCATCCTCAACGATATTGAGAAAATGCTTATAGGATTGCTGCCGCTTGGTCTGACCCGTGATGGCCGAATGCCATCCAGCAAACGGGGTATTTCTGGCATGGGAAATTTCATGGCCGAGCAACATATCGTACATATCGCCATCCATGGCTTCCCATACCGGACAATTCAAGACCCGATTTTTGAGATCAAAGGAGGCGGTACTGAGTTTCGGGTTATGCTCAACCCGGATGTTCTCGGTGGCCAGTAATTTTGCGAGGAGTGATTTCGATTCAATCTGTGTGTTATTCATCATGGTGTTAGAATAACATAGTCGGCAAAATTAGTCAATAACAAAATGCAACATTAGAGGATTATAATGTCCAAAACTGAACATCAATAATATCAATGAGTTATGAAATTATAACTGATTTTAGTATTTTTTATGGGGGTGTGGGATAGATCCACTTGAGGAGAGATCGACCGTCCTGGACCGTTCTAGGAGGTTCTAGAACATAATCTAGACCGGCTTCTGGAAGACATACAGCGGTTCATATTTGAGGTACAAGCCATTAGACTTGCAAAAGTTACGAGTTTTGGGGATTCCCGTTTCGGTATCGCGCCGATTGCCGCCTGGCATCGATGCCAAGGCCATCTTATACTTTTTCTTGAATGTGAGACCATACTGAGCAAACAACTGACAGGAATCCGATTCTAGCGGTAGAACCTCACCACTGAATTCAGCATCGGCGATATTCCAGACCACATAGCCTCCAGGTCGAAGCCATTGGGCAATCGTCTTGATGGTTTCCTCAAGAAATTCCGTCTTCCATGCCGCATACCCCGTAAACTTGATACAGGATTGCTCAGGATCTTCTGAATAGCGTTCCTTGGAGAAGTACGGAGGACTGGTAAAGACCAAACTCACCTTCCCTTTGTATTGCTGGAAGGCGGGATCAAACTGCATCATTTCAGATCCAAGCTGCCAGAACTTGAAGTCATTATGAGGAATCGCCCACAGGCCACTCCGTAGCACATGGGTCCGATAGAAATCATATATCTCGTGGTATTTCGTCCGTCCTGGGGTCGTGTTATGGTCGGTATTGGGATCATTACCCAGATAGGTCAGATGCCGAGTATCGTCGGCCGACAGGGCCCCCACCAAACGACCGCCCCAGCCGCTCGACGGGTCCCAGACGATAATGTTCTCGTCCTTTCGAAAGTCTTTGGTAAAGGTATCATAGATCCACTTGGCAATCGGTGGGGGAAAATTCACGGCGTACTGACTAAAGGAAATCCGAAAGGACTTGAATCCTACAGGAAACAACTGTTGCCCTTTTTGATAAATCCGAATACGATAGGACTCAGACCGTTCCCAATCAATGTTGGTACGACACTGAGACGGAATCAGCTCGCCTAGTGATTCGATCTCTGTCCGAGTGATGGCCAGTTGTTGGACGGTTTTCAGGGCGTCGTTGTGTCCGGTATAGCCTTGTTCGTCATCAAACGGTCCGAGCCAATAATCCACACCATGATCCCGTTTCCGATAATCGTGTTCAAATTGACGAATCCAATCCACCGCTGTCTCGGCCGTGGGATACTGTTCATACTGGACCAGATCATTCGGTTGTGCCGGGACGGAATAGTGATAAAACGAATCGCGCTTGAAATGTCGTGTGGCATAGGTCACAAACCGATCCAACAATTCATCTTGCACAAAAAAGTCATAGATCGAACGACCTGAACCGGCATCCTTGGTATAATTGATTCGGGTCTTCAGCATCGTCGGAAAGAATTGATTGACGGCATTCCCCAAACGCGAGGAGATACGAATCACATCGAGTTCATTCGTCAGTTCATCCTTCACTAGAATCGTCTTGTTCTTGGTGTCCAGATAGGTGAAATCGTGAAGTTCCTGGAATTGCCTACACAGTTCTTCCATTGGGGCCCCAGCGACCGGAGGCTGCCCCTCATGATCCCAGAGATGGACCACCAACTTTCGGAGATCAATGATCCACTGACGAAACTCATCGGTCGTCATGACCAAGACTTGATCGAAGGTGATATTGATCGGTGAGTTGAGGAATTGGGCATTCTTTTCATAGAAATATTGTGTCATAGCGGCAATGTCCCTGCGGTGGTTGTGGTATTGGAATGGTTGAAGTGTTGGATCAGTAGCTTATGTGTCTTGGCGCGTCTGAGCATGTCCTTGGTGCCCTTGGACTGGGCGAGATCATCATGGAAGGCAAAGACGAGATCCGGTTGACCCTCATCGATCATCTGTTGATTGCGAAGTGGTCCCGCGATTTTTCCATGATCTTCCCAACGGGCGCGATATTCGAGATAGGGGATCGTGTGAATCTGTGCGACCTGACGGGCACAGGAATCCGCACCCGTGGCACCACCTTCAATAATCATCGAGGGTTGATACCAGAGGAGTATCCGCTCGATCATCTCAAAGTCGGTCCAGTTTCGATCACCACAGACCAGGATGCGTTTGTGCTTATTAAAAATCATAGGACAGTATAACACAGATCAACAGAAAAGTCAAGAGGCCACATTCCATATCAAGACCGTTTCAGGTCGGTCGTGTGTCTTGTACCACTCAATCATGGGACGCCAGACCTTGGCATCGTAGGTGGGGGCGGAAGGAAACGGAGGGGCATCACAGGATTTGACGGGGCGATCAAACTTATAGGGGGAACGATGATGGATGGCCCGACCGATTTCCCGTTCTTTCATGGCATGACCTACCGAGACCACATGGATTTCTGAATAGGGCCATGCCAGTTGGAGGCCTCGATTCAAGGTACCTGATGATCCGACGGTCCATACATGCTCAGGGGTAAAGGGAATTTGTCGCCGCGCCACTTTCATGATACTGACCAGCACCGAAGGATGTTCCAGTCCGATAGGTAAGAGGACTCGATTGGTAGGGTTCGCTTGCTGATATTCACGGGCCCGGGCATTCGTCACATTGAGCATTCCATCCTTGATCCAATGATACTGGGCACCAAGTTCAAGACCTCGTTTTTGATACTCGGTATAGTTTTCAGGATCGCGCTTGGCCATAAAGAGATGGACAGACTTTCCATATCGAGAGGCCACGACCGGCAAACTGATCTGAGCATAGCCTGTAGCCGGGCAGGAACCAAAGACAATCTCCTGTTCGGGCATAGTCCGAATGAGATAATCCACAAACCGTATCTTGGAACCATAACCCAAGAGATCGTCGCGCACAACCTGGTAGCCCTCATGCTCAATAATTTGAATGGATGGATTCGGGTCCGTCCAGGCAGTGTGTCGCATTTCTTCGAACATATTATCAATCATATTATCAATCATACTAAATGGGGGATTCGGGTCAGACCACTGATTATTCACTTTTAAGTAAAACCCACCCTTTGGATTTTCCTTTAATTATTGGTCGCTGTAGACGGAAGGATTTCAATAATGCTTGATGGTATATGCCATGCTCCTTACAAAATCTGACGATTGATCCAATGATGGAAAATTGATGCCCATTTGGGGATTGGATTAGGAAAGTTTTTGCGTTATGATTGCTACTCCCTGTATATCTTCCTACCTTGGCGTCCCGCATTTTCTGTCTTGTTTGTTCTGACGGGTTCAATTGACCTATTCCTCCCGAATTCGAATTATACCCTTTTGGTGCCAAGCTACCATGATGAACGATTAACTCCTTTTCTTTGGTGAAGGCCTCCCCTTCCTCCTCACACTCGAAAATGCTCTCAATGGTGAATTCGTCCTTGCTGTGTTTCCGTAAAGCATTATGGAAATAAAAATCATACACATTACAACGGGCATCCTTTAGATGTTGTTGCCATCTCATGAAAAGTGACCTTTTCGTGACTCCTATATACACCTTTGATGAAGGAATGTGGGTGACTTTATATAGGGTATACATCACTTATCATTTTTTCTAATTTGGGGGTCACCACAACATCACATACTAAATGGATTCTCTCTTCTGTGCCATGGTTTATCACACGGTGGGGTTTTCTTGTATCTAGTATCCAACATTCTCCGAACCCGAAGTGATACTCTTCTTGTTCATCGTTTCCGTTCCAGGTACTAAAGAGGACTTTATCGTTTGTTCTTAGAGGGAAGTGCAAGCGGGCGAGGGCGCCAAGTGTGTTGCCAGCATCCGTATCAACTTGATCCGTGTGGCGATAAATCTCTCCACCACCTGGGGTCACCTTCATTAGTCTGACCCGGTGCACTTCCCCATCTAAAAAGGAAAGGAGTTCGCGCACCTCAGGAAATTGTTCATACAAATATGTATCTTGGAGCGCAAACTGCTCATGTTTATGTTCCTCCGCCCACTTATCATTCATTTCTGATGGTTTGGTAATAAAACTAGGATCAGGAGAATACCCTCTGAGGCTCAAAGCTGACCATGCCCTGTCTCTGTTATAGTTTGAGTAATGGGCAGTATAGTTCAACTTGAGGGAGTCAATCTTCTGAAGAATACCGACAAGTAAGGTGCAGTCCACTGGGCGAATCTTCGCCATGCCGACCAGATCGGCTATGGAGACTTTGGGATGTTGTCGGGGTCCAAAACTTGATGCAGCCGAGTCCCGAAAGTACACGGCCGTGATTTCAGCAAACGAGGAGACTTTATAGCCTATTCTCTTGAATCCATTCTCTTCTGCCAGGGTACAGATATCCTTTTGTCCCGCATAACAGGTGAGCCAGGTGTTCTCTTCGACAAAGACCCAGAGTAGAGACCTGAATAAGTCATTCAACCCCTGTGGGGTGGCACAGAGATGGGAAATGGTGCAGTCCCCTTTCATCTTTTCCCCGATCACGGTCTTGCCGTGCATCACGATCTTGCTGGGCATCTTCGCACGTTTGGAGACATAGCAGGCGTCGATATGCTGATCGGAACCCCCACGGATGACAGACAACCCACCCAGATGAAGTTGCTGGGCCACATTGTTCTTTTTGAATTTCCCAAAGGGCGACAGTGCATGGGCATTATAGGGAGCATAGAAGGCCTCAATCTCCTTGAGGAGATCCATCTGAACCCCATGTTGCCAGTCTTTCATGATCTTAGACTTTCTGTGCCTGCTTGAGTTCCGTGATTCGCGCAATCTTCTTGAGCATCTTATCGCGTTTCTTCTTGGCCATGCTCAGGGTCAGCGTTCCGACCAGGGAGGTAAAGACAATGCCATTCAGATGATCCAGTTCATGACAGAACACCCGGGCCGTCAGGCCACTGAATCGCGCCTTCTGTGGGGCACCAAAGATATCATACCATTGGACATCAATCCAATCGGGTCGCGTCACAGGGAGATAGAGATAGGGGAAGGTCAAACACCCTTCGCGCTCACGATTGGTCGTCTCAGACTTCCCACAAATTTCGGGGTTGATGCAGGCCGTCACGGTCTCGCCGGTCATGACAAACATTCGCAGTTTCAGTCCCACCTGATTCGCGGCCAGACCCATACCACCATGCTTGAGCATCGTGGCTTCCATGCGCTTGACGATATCCTTGAGTTGTTCAATCGACAGATTGGAATGCACAAAATCGTATTCCGACAACCGATCTGCCAGATGGGGATTTTTATGATTGAAGACAGGCAAGGGCTCATAGGTCTTGATGGTGTTGGTGCCTGTGTTGATGGTCATGATGGAAGGGGTGGTCGTATCCATAATAAATCTCCGGTTAGACGGTCGCGTGGGAAAATCCACTGAGCTTTTTCAGATGAATGATGTGCTTATATTTATCAATGAGAATATCTACCCGATGGCTGATAATAAAGACATTGGTGGATTCGAGATTATTAATGATCTTGGACAGTTCATCCACCCCCGCGCCATCCAAGGAGGAATCGAAAATTTCATCCAGGATCAGGAGATTGGTATTGGCGGAGTTTTTGAGTTTCGCAATGGCCCTCCAGGTGAGTAATAACGCCATATCGATCCGTTGTTTTTCACCCTCAGAGAAGGACGCATAGGAGAAGGTATCCCGATGCCGGGATTTGATCGTTTCCTCAAAGGCCTCATTGATCGTAAAGTTCACGAAAAAATCCATCGCGGCCAAATACTTGTTGACCAGGGTATTGATGATGGGGAGATATTGACGAATGATCTTGGTCTTGATACCTGTATCCTTCAAGAGGACAGCGGCCGCTTCATAATAGGATTTCTGCTCGACCAACGATTCCCATTGCGACTTGAGCGCGAGCACCTCGGATTGGAGAAGCTGCAACTTATCCTGTTCCTTCCCGGTCAATGGGGTCGCCTGTTGAAGGGCCAGGATCTTCTTGTTCAATTCGGTATTAAACCGAAGAATCTCCGTGATGGAGGTATTCCAACCAAAGCTTTTGTTGTTGTGTTCATGAATCAGGGACACCACATTCGATACCGCTGACAGCTTTTCAATTTCGATACTCAATTTTGTGGTCAGACTTTCCATGGCGGTATGACAGGCCTGGATTTTCCCTGTCAATGCGGTCTGTTGCTGCCGCTTAAAGGTCTCCTCAAGTGACTGACTGCACATAGGACAGGAATCATTTTTCTGGAGAAATTGAATATGTTTTTCGTGTTTGGCGACCGTGTTCTCCACTTGCGATTCAATGTGATGGAGTTCCTTCAGACGCTTTTCGACACTAGACTTCTCTTTGGTCTGAGGTGTCAAGGTATCAATGATCGCATTGGTGTGAGTAATCAATAATTCAAGATTAGCGATAGCCCCTAGGTTCTTGGTCTGCTCCTGCTGATACTGTTGGATCTGGTCTTCGTGATTGGTCATCATGGCCGCCAGATAGGATTGCTGCATCACCACTTTGTCTTTGCCGTTCTCCAGGGACAGCTTGGTGCGCCCAATCTCTTCTTTATTCCCAGAGAGATGTTCCTTGACGACCTGATTCATCGTGGAGAAAATTTGAATGTCCAAGAGGTCTTCGATCACCGCTCGCCGATCCTGTGCAGAGAGTTGCATGAATGGGGTGAAGGAGGCCGATCCCAAGATCACAATCTGGGTAAAGGACTTGAAATTGAATTTGAGGATATACTTTTCGAGATAATCTTGATAGTCGCGGGTTTCCGCATTCTGATTGAGCAAGGTGCCATCCTTGAAAATTTCAAAGACATTGGGCTTGATACCACGGCGCACCTTATACTCGGACCCATCAATGGCAAACTCACATTCGACCAGACAGTCTTTGTTGTTGATTGAGTTGACCAGATTCGGTTTGTTGATCTTCCGAAAGGGGAGACCAAATATGGCATAACACAGCGCATCCAGAATGGTCGACTTCCCGCTCCCATTGATTCCCACGATCAGGGTGGTTTGATGTACATTCAAGGCCACCTCGGTCCAGTAATTCCCGGTCGAGAGGAGGTTCTTATAGCGAAGGTGTTTGAAATACAGCATTAGTTCTTCTCAATGGTATGGGCTTCGTTATAGACTTCGCGGAGCGTGTCAATCAAGCGAGCTTTGTTGAGTGGTGTTTCGAGTGCCTGGACCGTCTTGGTCAGAATGGTAAAGGTATCTTCGGCTTGGTTGACCAGTTCCGTATCCTCTTCGACTGGTGTGTCTGTGAAGTCTTCAACGATATTGATATCAATAGGTCCCGCCTTATAGAGCGCATCGATCATGGTCTCAAAGAGATAGGGATTTGTTTTTTTGAGGACCACCACTTTGATGTAGCTATTCGTACAGCCCGAGAAATCATACTGCTGCCAGAACTGGAAATCCTGGACGGTATCATCATAGGCAATCTTATAGAACAGCTTGAGCGGATTTTCAATGTATTCCAGTTTCCTGGTATCCGTATCAAACACATGGAACCCGCGAGGATCGCCGTGATCGGCCCAGGTCATTTGGTACTGAGCACCCAGATAGAAGACCGTGCCGTCATCAGACTTATGATGGAAGTGTCCGGTGAGGACTTTATCGAATCGATCAAACATCGACCGCTTCAATCCCTCCATGCAGTAGTTCCCGCGGTCCATTTGAAATCCCGCGATTTCTAGATGGCCGAAGATGATTTGTGCGGGCGTGGTGTTCAGAAAGTGCTGGACCTCATCGAAATTCGTGGCATTGACCCAGGGTACCAGCGCAATAGGAATACCATCGAAGACCACCGTCTTGGGTCCGGTATAGATGAAGGGTTCATTGACGCCATCGAATGAGGTACAGAGATTCTCGATGGCATTGACCTCATTGGTATCTTTGAAATAGATGTCGTGATTGCCGATCAGGATATGGGTATCAATACCCTCTTTCCAGAACCGATTCATGAATCGTTCTTTAAAGTCTTTGGCAATCTTGAAGTTAATGAACTTCCGACGGTCGACCACATCACCCAGATGGACCACGGTTTTGATACCATGTTCGGCCAGATAGGGAAAGAACTGTTCTTCCCAAAAACGGAAGATATAATCATTGACCAGGGGGTTGTCACCACGAGCGCCGAAGTGACTGTCATTAATCAAACCAATTTTCATATCCGCCCGCCTTTTTTTCTATTATCTGTCATTGTTAGAATTTGTAAATTATGTTCATGATGGTGACCGCCTCTACAGATAGGAATAATATGATCTACCTCATGTTGGATTCCGGTATCTTGTGTCAACCGCCTGGCCTCTTGGTAAATCTGTAGTATTGATTGTGTATTTGCTGTAGTTGGTGTTTGTTGATGGATCTTGGCTCGCCGACCGCTTTGGTAAGCTGCCTGGTAATCTCTAACACGGATTCTTTGTTGTTGAACTTTTTCGGGAAATTTCCCTCTCCACTTTTTGGTGGCATTCACCCTAGATTGGAGGGTAGATGGATCGAATTGTCTTTTTCTTGACCTTTTTCTGGTACATACTACACAAAGATCGCAAGAGATATATTTCTCTGTGCTGCCGCACGATTTGCATGGGCATCCGGGGTAAGTTTTCATAATCTCTTACTATACACTATTCTAGGAACATTGTCAAGTGATTTTTTATGCGTGAGTTCGACTTCGGTTCTTTTTTGGCAAGCTTCCTTCTGGTAGCCGCTTTGGTCGATTCATCCCGCTTCTTTTGGTCCTGGGTGAACTCAAAGGCATGGATAAATTCTTGGATATTCTCATAGAGGTTATCTTTTGATCCCGATGAGGTCCCTTCTTCGTGTTGTGGGGCAATCACGGACTTTCCCCCTTGCAGTTGGAATTCCATGGCCTTGTACTTCACATAGAGATGCTTTTTCTCTCGATTGATGCGACGAAGAAAGGCAAAATAGATAATCTGGGTAAAGTAGGAGAAGGGATTCTTTGATTCGGCCGCATCGAAATTGCCCACATACTGGCAGCAATTCTCGACCGCATCGGCGACCATATCCTCCCGAAAGGTATAGGACGCAAAATTCGGCTTACGGACCAAACGATCCGCGATCTTGAGAAACGCCTCTCCCACCGCATCAGGGAGCCGAGGGAGAGGTTGCCTTCGGGCTTTGGCCTCCTTCAAGGCCAACTGATAGGCCATCAGATTTTTGAAGAGGTCCTCATTGGAGACATAATGTGTTCGGTTGGATGCCATAATATAGTGGTCCTTGATTAGTGAAAGGTGAGGGGTCCTTCGTCTTCTGATGGGCGGTCCATGCCCTGTTCGGTCATATACATTTCTAGATCGTGTAATTGCTGCAAGATATGGCTCAGACGATTAATTTCAACATCGGCCGCATTGAGGACCTCGTCGTGTTGGTGTTGCCCCGGCGCCTTCTTGCTGTCGATCTGGGTCTGTTCTTGCTCGATTAACCGCGCGGCATCAATAGAGGCTACCGCGATACCGCGTCTGATATTTTTATCTTCCTTCATGATATTGACCTGAATGAGGTCCACGGTCTTCTTGTAGTAGGCCTTGAGTTCGTGTTTGGGTTCCATGACCGTGATGATATGCCCAACTTTAATCGTGACCTCATGGGCGTCCAGGAGTTCATCAGGCAACCATTGAATGATACCGATGGCCATCTCGGTCGCTGGTCTCAGAGGGGTGACCCGATGCAGAATCAATTTGAGCGGGCACGACAACGTAATTTCGTCAGTCGGCTTCATCTCGTCCGTGGGTTCATCGCGCAGCACACAGAGAATATCTTCACCCGTGACCAGACGGACCAATTTAATACAATCGATCTCAGGTGGAAGTTCGGTGGGTCGTGGGGATTGTTCAGCCGCGTCTTCTGTCATGATACTCCTTTCTTAGGGAAGATCAATAGGAAACAACTTATAGGAAAACTGTTCGGCATTATAGATGTCCACCCGCTTCATGAAATGCTTCAGGGTGAAATTGGTATGCCGCCCGCTTCGAAGATCATCCACGATATCATAGAGCGTCATCGTCTCTTTGTCCTCGGTTCGACGAAGACCACGACCAATGGATTGTAACACCCGAATCACAGATTTCGAGGGAGAGGAGAAGATCACATTATGAAGACGAGGTATATTTATGCCTGTGGAGAATGTCCCATAGGAGGCGATCACCAAGGCATTCTCTTCCTGTGCCACAATCTCACGAATCTTCTCCCGTTCCTCGGTCTCGGTACCACCAAAGACAAAAAAGACCTTCCGACCTGAGTCAGAGGCCGCCTTCAATCCCGTAAAGAGGAATTCCCCATGTCGGGCCACAAACTGAAACAGGACCAGGGTATTGCCTTTGAGTGATAAGGCCAGATTGGTGACCACGCGCATCCGCGCCGCATGATCCAGAATGAATTTCATTTCATCAGGATACTCCAACTTGGCGGCCGCTTTGGCGTCTTCTTTTGAATACTTGAGGACCAGACATTTGATCGTCAGGGACGAGATATGTTTGGCATCCATCAACGCTTTAGTGGTCGTCGCCCGATAGATCGTACCAAACAGACCTTCCAGCACGATGGCATGCGTCTTGGTCCCGTCTAAGGTGCCCGTACAACCGATGCGATACCGGGCCCGCTGGGTCGATTCCATAATCAGCTTGAGGGATTTCGACTTATACTGATGGCATTCGTCACCCAGCACCGCACCAAATTGGAGAAAATAGGATGGGGGCAGGGTATAGATGGATTGCCATGTACTAATAGTCAGAAACTTATCGGTGTGTTTGGCATGACCCTCGTATTGTCGATGCACAAAGGCATCAGGGCTCCATCCATAGGATTCAAAGTCTTTATAGAGTTGTTCGACCAAATTGGTCGTGGGGACGATCAGCAGCACCTTCTGGACCTCATGGACCATGAGATAGCGCACAATGAGATAGAGAATGAGGCTTTTCCCTGAGGCCGTGGGGGAGACAATGAGTTGGCGCTGGTATTGAATCGCCCGGGCGAAGGCTTCCAGTTGATAGGACCGAGGTGCATGAGGTAAGCAGAGACTCTGGGCAAAGGCCAGGGCGTCCTCCGTGTTGAAGGCCTCTACCTTCAGCAGGATGGGATCACAGGCGCAGAGATAGTCTCGTTCCTCACAAAAGCGTTGGATATAAGGCAGGAGACCACGATAGAGCAACGAATGGACGCGCTTATAGAGGCGGATCTTGCCATCCCACAGCTTTTGTTTATACAAGGGAGTGAACCGGCAGCCAGGTACTTCAAAGGTAAAGTGTTCTGCCAGTTCTTCAATGATCCCCGGTTCCCCTGATAGGGTCACATAGACTTCATCATAGGGCGCGACATACAGATCCGCCATCACGCACCCCTCATGAATTTTTCCCAACCACAATATTCCTTGGCTTCCCAGGTGCGATTATTCAAGGCCTTGAGGATCGCGGTGGCCACTTCGACCATTTCCTCACAGATATCCTGTTGGGCCCTGAAGGCTTGGATATCCGCATCGGCTTCCATATAGGTATGGATATCCGCTTTCAGCACAAACGGAAAGGGCGTCCATCCCCGTTGGGCCAACGCCGCCTGGTCCATTTTACCGTTGTAATATTCCCACTTCACCTTCTTGAGACGGGCCAGCTTGCGTTCCCAGGCTTTAGCTTGGAGTCGATACTCTGTGAGAATGCGAAGATATTTGGCATGCAGGGCCCCGATCCCCGCGAGGACACCAGACGGATCAAGCTTATCAAAGACGGCATCCTCTTTCCAGAGTTCATGGAGTTGAATGACGGTATTCGCAGACAGATCGCCCATAACAGACACCTCTCCTCTTGAGTGAGACCTAGTGACAGTATACACGATATTGGGGGCGTTGTCAAGGAGATTCGTTAGCGGATCACGGTGACATTATAATAATCGAAACGGAATGTGGCATCGGCCGTCATGACCTCGGCGGGACCGCCTGTGGTAGAGAATTGAATGGAACTGAGGGACGTAGGAAAACAATTGACGAATTTGACTCGAAAGTTGGGATTTTGATTCGAATCTAGGATCACCAGACCGGCATCGGAATATTGTGGCATGATCTTCTTCACATGAGAAGGCGTCATGGTACCCAGACGGGCATATTCGGCAAATTCTACCGGAAAGGTCATGGCCCGCATCCAATCATGGATTTCTAGCCAGGATTTGAGGTCTTCATCGACCATGAAGGTGATGGCCAAGGCATCATACTGCAATTTATCCCCAGGCACAAACAAATCAATAAAGGGGGTCTGTCGGATACCTTCTCCCATCGAGAGACCAGGAAGAGGGACGCCTTGTGTAAAATACTGCACATTGGGAATTCGCACAAAGGACAAGACGAATTTATTGGCATGGAGGAGACTGGTATTGGTCGGCACGGTCGGGGTATGGGGCATAAGCATGTTCCTTTCGTATATCTCTATTTATCACAAATTTTCTTGCAGCGATAGCCTTTATGCTGTATATGAGTCCCCTTCGCCACCTGCACCATATTGGTCTGTTGGAGACCATGTTGTCTGGAGTATTCACAGAGATTTGAAATAACTTCTTTGGTGCCTGAGGGTGTTGTGATTTCCCATTTGCTTGCTTTTTTCTGAGCCATCAGATTTCTGGATTCTTGGTTCATTGATATTCCGCGCATGGTACCAGCTTTACCATAACGAGGATTACCAGCACCTTTCATGCGTTCTGACATATTGCGCTTCCATTGTTCTGATTTGGGAGCTTTTTGAGCGAGTTTCGTGGCCTCTTCGCAGGTTATTTGTTTGGTGAGGCCTTTCCAAGCCACTTCATCTTGCCAATGGCCATGAGCCTCGAATAAAAGGCGATGCCGTTCAGCATGTTCTTCGATAGTGATAGATTCGATATTTAAAGGATCATCCGATCCTCCCATATGTTTAGGAATGATGTGGTGTTTGTGCATTTAAGATAGCCTCTAGTAAAAGAAGGGGGTTCCGAAGAACCCCCTTCAATGAATCATAGATTCGTTCAATGATTACGCGATATTAGCTACCTTAAACGCCCTGTAATAGGTGTTGGTCTTGGCATTGATCACGCCACTGCCTTGGGTCAGACCTTCGGCGAATGGGTTGGCGACCAAACCATAGCGGGTCTTAAACCCGATCTTTGGCTGGAAGCTGCCTGTATCAATTGCGCGGACCATCTGGAGAGGCACATATGGACAGTAGAAGAGTCCGGCATCATAGGCATTGGTGCCCTTGTAGCCGATGACTGCGAATTCTGCTGTGGATGTGGTTGGGAAGTAAGGGTCAATGTAGACCTTCACGCGACCAAACAACGTACCTGCATAGGTGTTGCCTGTGTCATCGACGAGCAAGTTGACTTCCTGCTTGAGACCACTATTGTAGTCCAAGATCCCTGCCATGGCGAATGCGGAGGCCACGTCCGAAGACACGATCAACACATTGCCCTTGCCGCGACGAGTCTGCTTGGAGATTTGGTTGGCTTCGCGTTCGATTTGGAACGCCAATCCCTTGATCTTTTCCACCATCCAACGACC